CCCCGGAGACGCAAAGAAAGCGGATCTGCGCGCATTGCTCGACGCAGCGTAAGTCATGGCCCTGATCGTTGAAGACGGAACCGGCCTGACGACTGCGGAAAGCTACGCGTCAACGGCCGCAATCTCCGCCTGCCACCCAGCACGCGGAAACGCAGCGTGGGCTGCGCTGACGACGGCGCAGATGGAAGAGACAATAAATGGCTGAACCTGTCAACACGGCAGTCCCCGCCATAACCGGCACGGTTGATGTTGGTGAAACGCTGACGGCAAGCACCGGGACGTGGACGGGCGGCGTTGACTCGTATGCCTTCCAGTGGTATCGAGTCAATGACAATTCCGCTGTCATCCCCGGAGCGACAAGTTCCACATACGTCATCACGACGGATGATGGGAGTCACACGCTGAAAGTTGGCGTCATCGCCACGAACAACACCGGCCCATCTATCGAGGCGTTCAGCCTTGCGACGATAGCAGTCCCGCAAGAATGGTTCGTCGTTGAGACTGGCGCAGGACTGGCAACGGCAGTTTCCTTGTGCAGCAATGAGGAGGCGGATCAGTACCACGCAAGACGCGGCAATACAACGTGGACGGCGCTCAGTCACACAGCCAAACATGGGCATCTCATCCGGGCCACGGATTACATGACGGAGACCTATCGGATGCGGTGGGCTGGGGAGCGTATGACAGAGACGCAGGCGCTCGACTGGCCTCGGCAGATGGTTCCGCGCAAGGACAGTGCGCTGTCCAACTACTACGCCAACAACGTCGTGCCGCAAGAGGTAAAAAACGCCTGCGCGGAATTGGCGTTGCGCGCGGCGGCAGGCAACCTATTGGCCGATCAGACACAGCGCAAGGCCAGCGTCTCAGTCGGCCCCATCAGCACCACCTACGAAGCCGGCAGCACCGCCACCGTACAGTACAAAGCCATAGACGCGCTGCTTCGCCCGTTGCTCAAGCTCGGCAGCTCGCAAATTCAATTAGTGAGGACATAATCATGAACAACAACCCAACAGGCATCAATCAATATACCAAAGGCGGCGGCGGAAATGCTCAAAAGAAGCTGCAGAGAATCATGCGCAAAATGAAAACTGGTGCTGCGCCACAACGCAATGCTAGCGCGTATGCCGCAGCGCTAACTCGATACACCAACCATCTGAAGAAGAAGTAGCCAATGACCATCATCGTCGATGACCACCCTGAAGTTGACGAAATCAACGTTCCATCGCAAGTAAACCATGACCTTCCCCTACGCCAACACCGCCGCAGCCGCTCTCGACCTCCTGACCGAGTTTGGGCAGGAGGTCACCCGGCGCAGCTACGGGGCTGTCATCTACAACCCGGCCACGGGCACCACGACGCCAACGACCGCCGATACGACGCGCAAGGGTGCGCTGCTGGACTTCGGCGCCGGCCAGACGCTGGAGCGTGGCACCCTGATTCAGGGAGGGGACAAGCGGCTGTTGCTGGACCCGGTCGCCGCGATCAGCCCGCAGGACCATTTCATTGTCGGCGGGATTGAGTACGTGATCGTCTCGATGGGCGAGATCAACCCGGCCGGAACGCGAGTGCTGTACGATGTCCACCTTCGCCGTTGACCTGGAAAAGTTCTCCCAGCGCACCAGCAGGACGCTGGAGGCGTCGGTGCGTGAGATCGTGATGGAGCTTGGTCGGCGGATCGTGGAAAAAAGCCCTGTGGGCGACGGCAACCTATGGAAAAACCCACCCCCGGCGGGCTATGTCGGTGGGCGATTCCGCGCCAACTGGCAGTACAGCTTCGGCGCCGTCACCAATGGCGACCTGCCAGACATCGACCCGAGCGGCGCAGTTTCAGTGGCACGGCTGACGGCAGGCGTGAACACGTCCCCGGCAGCTGGCATGCACTACATCCACAACAACCTGCCCTATGCCAAGCGTCTTGAGGACGGATGGTCCACACAAGCCCCCAGCGGCATGGTGGGCCTGACCGCGATTGAATTCCAACAGATTGTCCAACGTGTCACAGGTTAACATCCGCGCAGCTCTTGAGACTGCCCTAAACGGCATGTCGCCCGCGCTCGCCACTGCTTGGGAAAACGTCGCATTTACGCCTCCCGCTTCCAGCGTGCCATACCAGCGGGCTTTCATCCTGTTCGCAGAGCCCGACAATTCTGAGTTTGGTGCCAACTACACCGATCAAGGGATTTTTCAGGTTTCGCTCTGCTACCCGCTGCAAGCCGGCGACGCAACCGCACGCACGCGCGCAGGCCTGATCCGCACCACTTTCGCCCGTGGCTTGACGTTTACATCAGGCGGAACGACCGTTACAATCCAACGAACTCCAGAGATCGGGCAGGGCCAGGTTGAAGGCGACCGCTGGGCCATTCCAGTGAAGATTCGATTCTATTCAAGGGGCACATCATGACCGTAGCTCAAGGCGTAAACAAACTCACCGTCATCAAGGCTCAAACTGGCCTTGGCGTTCCAGCTTCCGGCACCGGTGGCCAGGTCCTGCGCCGCGTCACCTCGGTGGCCAAGGAAGTCCGCGCGACCTACGAAAACAACGAGATCGTGGGGCACCAGCAATCCGCCGGCGTCAACCTCGGGTCGGCTTCGACAGATTGGCAGTTCGACGGACTGCTGTCGCCTGGAACGTACTCGACGCTCATGCAGGCGCTGATCCGCAAGATTTTCACAGCCACTACGGCCATCACAGGGGCATCGTTCACCATTGCGGGGACCGCGCCGACTCACACCATAACCCGCGCCTCAGGCTCTTTCCTGACCGACGGAATCAAGATTGGCGACGTGGTGCGCATCACCGCCGGCACATACGTCAACGCCGTGAACCGGGACAACAACTGCTTTGTCTACGGCGTCTCTGCGACCGTGCTTAACGTGCTGACGCTGAACAACTCCGTCCTGATCGCCGAGGGTCCGATTGCCGCCTCGACCCTCACGGTGATTGGCAAGAAAGCCCTCGTCCCGCTGATCGCGCACACGGACACCCTGTTCACACTGGAAGAATGGAATCCGGACCTGACCAAATCTGAACTGTTCCCCGACATCCGAGTTGGCAAGATCGACATCGGAATGCCGGCCAGCGGCAACTGCTCGATTAAGATCGCCGGCCAGGGCTTAGGCGTGCGAACGCTCGGGACGGCCCAGGTGCTCACCACCCCCACGGCGGCCACCGTAGTGCCTGTTCTAACAAGCGTACGGGGTATCCTCGCAGTCAATGGGTCGGAAATCCTGACCGTGACCGGCCTGAGTTTCAGCATTGACGGCGGGCTGTCTGCCGAAGGCCCGATTGTGGGCTCGAACTACCCCCCGGACATGAGCCGTGGCCGGATCAAGGTCAGCGGCCAATTTACGGCACTGTTCGACAGCACGACCCTCTCGACTCTGTACCAAGCCGAAACTCTCACATCCATCGTCGCCATCATGGCGGCCGACACCACGAACGCCTCGGACTTCGTCGCGTTCAGCATGTCCGCCGTGAAGCTGACCGGGGACGCACCGGACGATGGCGAGAAAGCGATCATCCGCACCTACCCGTTCACCGCCCAGCTCAACGCGGCCGGCGGCGCTGCCCTGGCCAATGACCAGACCATCATCACCGTTCAGGACTCACTGGCATGACACTCGACCTCGCTTCACTCGACACCGCCTCCGCTTGCGATGCGGGCGCGGAAATTGAATTGCGCCATCCTGTCACGGATGCGCCGCTGGGCATCTTCATCACCGTCAAGGGCAAGGACTCGGCGGCATTCCGCGCCCAGGTCCGGCAGTCAATCACGAAGCGCGTGAAGCGCCGCGGCGAGATGACGCCAGAGGAAAACGACTCCGAAGGCGTGGCCTTGCTTGTGGCCTGCACGATGGCATGGCGCGACGCTGGCGGAAAGCAGATCGAGTACAACAAAGAGCGGCTCGATTGCACCCCGGCGAACGCGACCAAGATTTACACGGCGCTGCCGTGGATTCGGCGGCAAGTGGATGAAGGGATTGCAGACCTTGCCAATTTTTTGGCACCCTGACCGAGCAGTTGCTCGCCTATGCCCGGTCTGAATTTGAGTTGAGCGAGCCGCAGGACGATGGGCAACCGCTACGCGTGCATTACGAGAGCCTTGAGAGGCAGACCGGGAAGCTGGTTTATGAGCGCGTAGACTGCCCTGAACTTGCCGCTCATGTGTGGGATTGGTTCCTCGAACTCCATTCGGAATTCAGAGACGAAAATAAGCGGCTGCGCTATCGAGACGTCCTCGACTGGCAGCACATGACAGGCAACCGCCTGGAGCCTTGGGAACTCCAAGCCATCCGGGCCATAGACAGGGCGATGTATGATCGACGTGGCGAATCTAGTCCTAGGCGTTGACTCCCGTCAGGTCAAGGACGGCAAGTCGGCGCTTGATGATCTGACAGAGGCCGGGGGCAAGGCTGAAAAGGCAACGTCGTTGCTTGGGAAAGCCTACGGCGCGATGATCGGTGCAGCCGTGATTGCTACGTGGCGGCAATCCGTGAATGCAGCCATGGAAGCCGAACAGGCCAGCGCCAAACTCACCGCTGCGCTCAACGCCACGGGCTACGCTGCCGGCCTGACAAAAACACAACTCGACGACATGGCCGATTCAATGGCCAAGTCCACGAAGTTCGACGACGAATCCATCCGCAATGCCTCCTCCGTTCTACTGACTTTCCGCAACGTGCAGGGCGAGACTTTCGAACGAGGGATCAAGCTGGCGGCTGATATGTCGGCAATGCTTGGCAGCGACCTCACCAGCGCATCTTTGCAGGTCGGCAAGGCGCTGAATGATCCTGTGCGCGGAATCACAGCCCTGTCGCGCGCTGGCGTGCAATTCAGCGAAGTGCAAAAGGACCAGATCAAGAATTTCGTGGAGACGAATCAGCTTGCGAAGGCGCAAGAGATCATCCTTGGCGAATTGCAAGGACAGCTCGGCGGCACAGCAGAGGCAATGAATACGGGCCTCACCAAGGCCACAAGCGATCTGTCGAAGGCGTGGGATGAGCTTTACGAGTCAATCGGAAAGAGTGACGCCGTACAGAAACCGACGCTCGCTTTCTATTCGTCCTTGTCCAGCTATTTGCAGGACATGAAGACCGTGATCGAGTCTGGCGACTGGCTCGATAGATTGGCTTTTTTCACTGTCGGGTACACAACGGCTGGCGTCAAATCAGGCGCCGTCGGCGAGGTTGATCCAGAAGCCGAGCGCATGCAGAAACGCGTCGCGTCGCTTGGCATGGAGAGACAACAAGCACAGCAAGCTGCTGATGCAAAGTACATGGCCGACAAGGATGCCGCTGAGAAGAAAAAGAAGCTAGACGAACAGGCAGCAAAGGACCTGGAGAAGCTGCGCAAGGAAGACAGCAAAGGAATAGTCGAAGCAGCGGAATTCAACCTCAAGGCGGCAGAGGATGAGCAGGCCGCGAAGAACAAAATGAGGGACGATTGGTTCGCTCATCTGGAAAAACTCCGCCTTGAAGATCGCAGGGGGTTCCTCGCTGGGCTGGAAGAAGAAATCCGCGCGCAGGACGAAGCGCAGACGGCCATCGCAAAAGCGCAGATCAGGAGTGCAGAAGAGGCCAAGAAGGCCCAGCATGGGGTATGGGTGGCTGTCGAGAAAACAGCCCACGACACCTTCGTCAACATCTACAAAGGCGGCGACAACGTCTTCAAGAAACTCGCCGACACGGTGGAAAACGTGCTGATCGAAATACTGTATCAGATGACTGTGAAAAAGTGGATCGTCAACATCGAGGCGCAGGTCAACGGGGCCGGTGGGCTTGGGAATTTCTTGTCTGGCCTTGGTGGCAGCTCTGCGCCTGCTGGTGGTGGTGGCGGTGGATTTGGCTCAGGTGCTGCATTCGGGAATCAAGACCTCGGCATGAACTTCGATGGCGGCGGCTACACCGGCTCAGGCTCTCGCTCTGGCGGCCTTGACGGCAAAGGTGGCTTCGTCGCCATGATGCACCCGCAAGAGACTGTGACAGACCACGCAAAAGGCCAATCTGTCGGCGGGCTGGTGGTCAACTATTCGCCGACCATCAACGTGGACAGCCGCACGGATCGCGGCGACGTGATGAAGATCATTAGTCAGGCCGTTCAAAACGGAAACGCGCAGCTTGTGAATCAACTCAGTCGGCAGAGGAAAATCTGATGTCAGTCATCACCCTCACCGACACGCTGAAGATCACCTCCATGTCATGGGGGCAGCAGCGCAATGATGTGTCGAGCCGGTCGATATTCGGCGCTCAGACAACAGAGGTAGCTGCTCCTCTGTGGGTTGTCGATATCGCTGTCGGCCCGATGAACGACCAGCAGGCGAGCGAGTGGAAGGCGACAGCGATGCTGTTGGACGGTCAGGTCAATCAATTCGAACTGTGGGACAAGATGCGCCCGGCCCCGATTGGCACGATGCGCGGGACGCTCACGCTCAGCAGCTCTGCCGCGCAGGGGGCATCATCACTTGTGATCACCGGCGGCGCTGGGCAGGCCTCGACGACTCTCAAGCAAGGCGACCTACTGGGCCTTGGGTCTGGACTGACGCAGCAGGTAGTGATGGTCACGGCCGATGCAACGGCGAACGGGTCCGGCGTGATCACAGCCTCTGTCAAACCGTCCTTGCGCAACGCATTCACCGGGGGCGCGATTGTCACTTGGGACAAGCCGAAGGCCCTGTTTCGCCGCACGTCAAGCGGCGTGTCATGGGACTACTCAGCGATGATCGTGAGCGGATTCGGAATGTCTTTCATTGAAGACTGGCGGCCATGACCTCCCTCACATCGCCACAACAAGCCGAGTTCGAAAAGCCCGTCACTCGGGTTGTGTTCTTCTTCGAGTTGCAACTCTCAACAGGAACGCAGCGCATCAATTCGTCGAACCAGAAGTTCACCTGGGGCGGCTTCGATTGGTCCGGGCTTGGGCAGGTGCTCAGCTTCGGCAACGTGTCGCAAGATGCTGGTGGTGTACCAAGCTCCATCGACCTGATCATTGCCGCCGCGCAGCCGGCCTGGCTTGCGCTTGCTGTTGGCCCCGTTACTGAGTACCGCGGCCGCGTGATGAAGATGTACATCTGCCCGCTCGACGAATCTTTCATGTTGGTCGGAACCCCGGTCTTGTGCTGGGCCGGGATCATGGACACGAACGCGGTGAACGTCGCGGCTGACGGGGGCGGGACGATTGTTCTGAAGTGCGAGTCCAGGGCCTACGCGCTCAAGCGCCGCCCGGTGTTGAGGGTCAACGCAGAGCAGCACAAGCGCACATATCCGCTCGAAACCGGGTTTGACTATCTTGTGGATTTGATCGGAAAGCCTCAGCGGTGGCTGAGCAAAAAATTTCAGGCCCGATGATGAAAGCCGTTCTGGTTCTGCTCTTGCTTTTGATCCCGTCCAGCGCCTGGGCTTTGGGGTTGGGAGAGGTGCTGTTCGTCGCTGCGGTATTTGTCGCTCTCGGGCCTGTCGGCATGGTTTTTGCTGGCGTTGGTGCTGGAGTCTTAACCGGAACAGCTATAGCCATCAACATCGGTCTCATGGCCTACGGTGCCTATAAGTCGGATCAGCTCAAGCGCCAAGCAGACGATGCGCGTCAGCGCCAGATCGACTCCTACAACGCAAGTCTTCAAGATCGCACCGTCACCGCCATATCGACCGATGCACCACATGTCTATGTCTACGGTCAGGCGCGCGTCGGGAGCGCCATCGTGGCGATGCTACAGAGCGGAGCGAGAGACGAATATCAGCACCTGATCTGCATCCATGCCGCGCACGAATGTCAGAGCATCGAGGAGGTATACATCGCTGGCAAAGCGCTTGGGCCGTTGGACGCCAACGGGTTCCCGACAGCCGCCGGCGACTATGTTGAGGTCACCACAGAGGATCAAACCGACGTCATCACCTCGAACAAAACGCTGACTCAGACGTACAACCCTGGAACGATTTCGGCCTACTACGAGCGGCCGGTGTCTGGTGGTGGAGAAGGCAACCCGATGGAGCAAGTTCCTGTCGCGTTCACCATGTCCGGCAACACCGTGGTGCTCACCGATGCGCAAGACGGCCGGTATCACTATTTCGCGCGCTACCAGTGGACCAAGACCGTCGCATTCGTGCGCGTCAAAAAGCATCTCGGCACACCTGGAGAACCGGCAGACGCGACACTGATGGCCGAGGTTCCGAGCAAGTGGTTTTCGACCAGCAAGCTCAGCGGGTACACGTACACCTACATCCGGCTCAATCTCAACCGGCAGGAATTCATGGGCGGCATCCCTGCGGTGGAAGTGCTTGTGAAAGGCAAGAAGCTGCTCGACCCGCGCACGGGGCTGACCGTATGGAGCGCAAACCCGGCGCTGGCCACCTACGATTATCTGCGCTCGCCAATCTGCGGAATTCCACTGGCCGACATTCCAACGGCAGACGTGATCACGGCGGCGAATGCATGCGACGAATTGGTGTTGATCAGCGGGACGATGCAAGCGCGGTACACATGCAACGGCACAGTATCGAGCGACAAAGACCAAGAGAAAACGCTCGATCAACTTACCCAAGCAATGGCCGGTGGTCTCAATCAAACCACCCTCCAAATGTGGGCCGGCAAGTACGTTGCGCCGACGTTCACGCTTGAGCAATCCGACATCGTTGGGGAGGTTTCCGTCACGCCGGGGCTGTCTGACTCGGACATCTTCAATGGCGTAACGGCCCGGTTCATCGGCCCGGAAAACAACTACGTCCCAACAGACATCAAGCCGTACCAGAACGCAACCTATCTGGCCGCAGACGGTCGGGACCTGTTCGCGTCGATGGAGTTCCCTTTCACTGACACGACTCAACGATGCCACAACTTGGCGCGAATCTTTGTTGAAGACAACCGCAATTCGATCACGGTGAAAGGTGTTTTCAGCGCCAAGGCGTGGGACCGAAACATTGGCGACCGGGTGTACCTGAACACGGCGTTCTTTGGCTACACAGCGAAGGTGTTCCGCATTGTCGGCAAGAGCTACGGAGCAACGGCCACGGTGAGCCTCACGCTGAAAGAAGACGCCGCGTCGATCTGGGACCTGGCCGATGCCGTCACGCTCACTGAATCGCCAGGCAGCAATCTGCCAAATCCGTTTGCGATCACCGCCCCTGGAGCGCCGACGATCACCGAGGACATCGTCAAGGTGCCAGGCATCGCCGGATCGATGGTGAGGGTCAAGGTCGCGTGGTCAGAAAATCCCAGCGTGCGCGTCACTGGGTACGTAGTGCAATATAAGCTCTACAGCGCCACCACATGGGAGACGCTGCCAGCCACCGGCGAGCTATACCGCTACATCATGGACCTAGCCCCGAACAAATACGATTTTCGTGTTCAGGCGATCAACGTGTACTTCTCTATCGAGAGTGCATTCGGGCCGATCACGACATACACGGTGGTCGGGAAAACAGCACCGCCCTCCGATGTGGCAAGCATCACCTCGACAATAGAGAAACTTGGCACGAGACTACGCTGGTCCGCTGTGCCAGATATCGACCTGCTGGGATATGAGCTGCGGACTGGTGGGTCAGATTGGACCACAGCAGCGTTTCTAGCGTTTGTTGCCGAGCCTGCAACGGAATATTTCTGGAAGGCACAAAGCACGACCGGGATCGTTGTGCGCATCAAAGCAATCGACACGAACAAGCCCCAGCAGAACTACAGCGTCAACGCGGCCAGCGTGACGGTGACTATTGCACCACCATCCGCCCCATCAGTTTCGTGGACTCTGAGCGGGCCTGATGAGATCATCACCTGGACCGAGCCGGCGAGCGGGTTTGCCATCGACTGGTACGACGTGCGCTACGGCGCGAGTTGGGCTGCTGGTGTGTCTGTTGGAACGACGAAGGCGACGTTCTTGCGGCGCAAGGTGGACTACTTTGGAGCGCGCACGTACTGGGTAAACGGCATTGACATCGCGACCAATGTCGGAACCGCCGGCGGCTTGGCGTCGAACGTCAACTATCCGAACACAGTCACGGGGCTGCGAGCTGATGTGGTCGATCACACGGCGCTGCTCTACTGGACCGCAAACAGCATTGGCACCGGGCAGTTACCCATCGAAAAATACGAGGTGCGCAAGGGCGCGACGTGGGCCGGAGGAACGGTTGTAGGATCGAACGGAAACAGCACGTTCGCCAGCACGATGGAGCAGGCGGGAGGGGTGTACACGTACTGGTGTGCGGCGATTGATACCGCCGGGAACACAAGCACCCCGGCGCAGTTGCAGATCACGCTGAACCAACCGCCAGACTACATCTTGCGCAACAATTACGACGTCCCGCTGTCGTCGATCACCTGGGTCAATTTTGATGCATTGCCGTCTGGAACCCACCTCGGCCCGCACAACACCACGAAGACTTTCACGCAGCATTACAGCGGCGCGGGCTGGGCGACGCCGCAAGCCAAGATCGACGCCGGGTATCCGATCTACGCTCAGCCCGGTCTGGCGTCAGGGTCGGGGGAAATTGTGATCGATTACGGCACGACGATCCCGAGCACGATCGTGAGTTCGACCGTCAATGCCGCTGCTCTTGCGGGGTCCGTATCGCAGAGCGTCACCATGAGTTGGAAGCTCAACCTCGGCGACGCTTGGACGGTATTGACTGCTGGATCAACAAGCGAATTGATCCCGCAGAATTTCCGGTACGTCAGGTGGCACAACGATTTCTCTTGCACTGCGGGCGTCAACCTGTTGGCCATCTACGGCGTGAACATCAAACTCGCCACGAAGACAAGGACCGACGGCGGATCAGCAACCACCAGTGCATCTCTTACCACAGAAAGCGGCGTCTCTGCGTACTGGACCACGGTCACGTTTTCGTACCCGTTCTTGTATGCCGACTGCCCATCTGTACAATCAAACAGCACCACGGCTCTGATACCTTTGATCGTCTATGCGGGCGGGGCAAACCCAACGACATTCAAGGTGGCGTTCGTCAACACCAGCGGCGTAAACGTGGCGAGTGTCCCGTTTTCGTGGACCGTCAAGGGGAATTGATATGGCAATAGATTTCACGCATCCAATCGCGACCGACACCGAGAGCGCGGTGCTCGCGTATGTGCGCGATAACATCACGGCACAAGCCCTCATGCTCGACAGCGTGCAGACGACGATCACAGGCACGCCGCCGACCTACGCAAAACGATTCGAGGCAACGACCACGGCGTTCCAGGAGTGGAGCGGAACGGCGTGGGCGAATCGCAAGTTCAACGGCTGGTTGATGGATGGCGCTGGGAATTTGAGTGCGACGGGTGGAATCTCACTCGGTGGCACAGCTCCCGTTTGGGCCTCTGCGGCAAAAGCCCTGGATTTCACGTTCACTGCAACAGGTATGGATTCCGCGGGACGGGCGTTCATCAACTTCAATGCGTACGAATCCGCAGCAGGTGTATGGAGGTATAAAAGCACTGATGAGGCTGGGCTATACACCGTCAACACCGATGGCAGTCACTCTTGGGCGACAGCCCCCTCCGGCGCCATAAACACCACGATCACCTTTACCGACCGGATGTACCTCTCCCCCGCCGGCCTAGCCGTCACCGGGACGCTGAGTGCGAGTGGGGCGGGCATCAACTCAATCCAATCTAATCTGACAGGTGCGGGCAACGGTTTTTCGCTTCGCGCTACCTCCGGGGACGGTACCGTCTTAAGCACCAGGATGTATGGGCTTGAACTTAATTGGAGTGTCAATCGAAATAGCTATGTGGATTTTTACCGAGGTGGTGCTGGCAATGACGGCCATTTGAGGCTAGGGGCTTCTGGCGCTGACGTAGCCACCATCTCCTCAGCCGGCCTAGCCGTCACCGGGACGCTGAGTGCGACGGGAGGTTTCACTGGCAACGCGGCGACTGCGACAAATGTCGCTTACTCTGGCCTCACGGGGACGGTGCCAACGTGGAATCAGAACACAACTGGCAACGCGGCGACTGCGACAAATGTCCAGGCTGGAGCAACCGACGGGACCTACGAGCTTGGCTACAAAGGCCTGCCACCCGCATCCGTGACCACCGGGGCATTCGCGGCGTCTGATCGCGGCAAGTGTGTCTACGCTACGGCGGGCGTGACAGTACCGGACGCTACGATGGCTGCCAATGATGTGGTGACCATCATCAACACCACGGCGGGCGCGATCACGATTACAGCAACGGTCACCACTCTCAGGCAAATCGGCACTGGGCTGACCGGCAACAGAACGCTCGGGGCATACGGCATCGCGTCTGTCGTTTTCGCCTCCGGCACTTCCGCTTACATCAACGGCACGGGGCTAACATGAGCGGTTTCACTGGCGTTCTGGCGGCGATGGGCGGCGGGGTTGTGAACCCGCTGCCAAGTATTGGCGCATCTGATGCAGTTGATGACCCAGGTGACGCGATAGCGTACATCTCTGTCAACGCGGATGGCACAATTTCTTACAATGTAGGCGGTTCTCCGACAAGCGCAAAATGGTTCAACCCTTCGGGTGGATCGCCGGGATCGTCGTATTACGTGAAATTCACATTGAGCACGGGTGTGGCATGGGATGCCGGCCTTGTGTCTGGCACTGTATATTCGCTCGGCGCAAACCGGCAAATTGCACTGTCACGCTTGACTGTCGGATCGTCTTCAAACACCGGGACGATTTCGATCTATGCGGACGCTGGAGGCACGCAATTGCTTACCAGCGGGTCGTTCTCGATGTCATCTGTTGTATCAGGACCATAAGGAACCAAAATCATGACCTACACACTTACCCAAGAACTTGTGCAAGCCATCGTGCATACACTCAACCAACAACCGGCCGGCACCGTGCGCCCGCTGCTCAACGCCATCGAGCAAACGTGTACAGAGCAAGACCGAGCCGCTGCCGACAAAGCGCTACAAGACAAGATCGACGCGGCAATCAATGCGGCGCAGAAGCCATGAGCCTGATCAGCGTCCACACCGCCGGCACCGGCGAGGTGTCGCAGGTAGAGAGCAATGAGGCCAATCTGGTCAGCGGCGTGGACGTGGCCGGCAAGTGGCTCAGCTATGTGGCCGCTGGCACCGAGTATGCCCGCGCACCCGCCCCGCCAACCCGCGGTGATTGGATTTGGGACTTCGCCAGCGCCGCGTGGGTGCAGCAGGCGCCCTCAGCGCAAGCCCTGGCCAGCGCGCTGCAACGTGCCTGCGAGGTGGCCACGCAACAGGCGCTTGACGCGCATGCGCAGGCGTGGGGCTACGACAGCGTCTTCACGGCGGCAAGTTACGCCGCAAGTACGGTTCCGCGTTTCAAGGCTGAGGCGCTGGCGCTTATCGCCTGGCGTGATGCGGTGTGGCTTTACGCCGGCACTACGCTGGCCGCCGTGCTGGCCGGCACGCAAGCTGCTCCGGCGGACGCCGCCGCATTCATGGCTACAATTCCCCTACCCCCCGCACGTCCAACATAACAAGGGTCAAAACCATGTCCGAACTCGAAAACAGACTGATCATCCTTGAACAGCAATCACGCAGCTTCGAGGGCTCGACGCTCCGAATGGAAAAGAAGCTCGATGAGATCGGCGAGGCGCTGCAAAGCCTGGTCCGCATCGAAGAGCGGCAGATGGCAATCAATACGCGGTTGTCAGACGGCGCTCAGACGATGCAGGTGCATGCCGAGCAAATCAAGCAACTCCAAATCGCCGTACCAGAGAAACTGGACAAACGCCTCGTGTCCATCGAGACGAAGATTCCAGGCCTGGTCGAATCACGCGGATGGGTTGTCGCTGGCGTGCTCGGCGGCTTGGCAATGATGGGCGCGGCGCTCGCGCATACTGTTCTGAGGTGAATCATGGCTGAAATTCTCACATTTCTTTCGGCGCTCGTCGGTGGTCCCGTCGCCGCGTTCTTCGGGGGCGGCGCTTTCCGGTTGATCTGGGGCGAGCTATCGTCATGGTGGACAAAGAAGCAGGACCACGCACAAGAGATCGAGCGCATGGAGTTGCAGGGCAAGCTCGACGCTGCGCAGCACGAGCGCAACCTGGCCGCCCAGCGATTACAGGCGGATCTTGGCGTCAAGGTCATTGAGGCCCAGCGTGAGGCCGCAGTCGGGCAGATCGAGGCCGGCGGCTGGCTGGAGGCGATCAAGGCTACCACCGTGCGCGTCGGCGTTGCCTGGATCGACGGCTGGAACGCCATCATGCGCCCGGCCATCGCCACATGGGGTGTGGTGATGTTGACGATCCAGGAGGGTGCCAGACTCTTCGGATCGGCATTCGTCTTGAGCGACATCACCCTCAATGTGGCTTGCGGCGCCATCGGCATCTTCATCGCTGCGCGTGATTTGCAGAAGCGCGGAAAATGACCACTGGGGCCGAAATAGCCGCTGCGCTGTGCCGGCGCTTTGAGGGGCTGTACCTGCGCCCCTATTTATGCCCTGCCGGGGTTCCTACAATCGGCTACGGGGCGACTTTCTACGAAGACGGTACGAGGGTAGCCCTACGCGATCCGGCGATCTCCAAGGCCCGCGCCGAAGCCTTGCTGCTGTGGCATATCAGCGCAGTCTACCTGCCGGCCGTCTTGCGGCTGTGCCCCGCGCTGGCGCATGAGCCAGCCGGGCGACTGGCGGCGATCATCGACTTCGCGTTCAACCTTGGGTCCGGGCGGCTGGCGGCAAGCACCTTGCGACGCCGCATCAACGCCGGGCGCTGGGCCGACGTGCCGGGCGAGCTGCGCAAGTGGAACAAGGTCGGCGGAATTGTCTTGCGCGGGCTTACAATTCGGCGAGAGGTGGAAATTGCTTTGATTTAACTGTGGGGATTGCCATGCTGGACATTTTCTTGGTGGTAGCTCACGCAATAGCAGCGATGGCGGCCGCGAGCGTTGGTCTCCCGGCGGTTTTGCTCTGTCTCTACACCGTCTACATCCAGCATGAACGGGGCGGATTCTGGAACGCATGCTGGGCGGCAGGGATTCTGTTCCACCCGATGAATCTGATCGTTGCTCACACCATTTTCCCCCTTTTGATGTGGCGCAAGCCACGCCGGCGCGAGGTGTTTGTCAGCCGCCAAATCGCCGGCATGCGCCTTGATCGTGGGTGGCGCGGCGATGTGGCTCGCAGGCTGGCAAGTCTTCTCAATTTCATCTCGCCCAACGGCGACCACTTTGGAGATTGATCATGCAAATAGCGGCGAAACTTGTGGGCATGGTGACATTGTCATTTCTTGCAGCCGCCCAGGCGCAAGAATCAGGAATCTCTCTCAGCGATGAAGTGCGCGCGGCATGCGACTCCCAAGGCGGGTGCGCTCTCCTCACGAAAGAGAAATACGAAGAAGAAATGCAACGGGCGTATCAAGCCGGAGTCGAAGCGGCCGTCCGTGCATTGGCGAAGAAGGCCGGCGAAGACGCCAAACGGTGCTGGGAAAATGGTGCGTAAGAACATCATCACTATCATTCTTGCCGCGATCCTGACGGCGTCCTGCGCGGCGCCTCAGCAGGCAAATTTCTCGATTGGTGGGGGCCACCGGGCAATCCAGGCAGAGATCGACAAAGAGCGCAAGGACGCCTATTTCACTGTGATGCGCGCGTGGCACGCAATCGTTGGTCTATTCGGGTTCAGTTGGTAGCCTGGTGCTGATCATTTGACCGCAGCCAATATGCGGCCGTTGCACTTGAATCTGTTCAGCGCGTATTCTTCCGGGCTGTCATGCGCCTCTTGACGGGCGCGAATCGCCGCAATCTCCGCATTTGCGGCTTCGATAGGAGTTTCACCATTGGTAACACGCAGAACGATTCTGTCTTCAATTCCGACCAAGCCTTCTCGGTATATTTCGACGTGGCGCATCTCATGGCCTCGAACGTGTCTGAGCGCGCAACGATCAGCCAGCAGTTCGCGAGCGATAAACATCATCATCGGACGGTATCCGACCGTAAGCACGCACCATTCAAACGTCACGATGCTCGATGTGATGACAGCGCCAAATGTCCCAACACCGTCTGTCATTCTTGATATTTCAGCATGCGAGCGCGATGTGTCTTCAACAACTTCAACAGGCAACACATCGACACGCAGACAGTTTGCGAACACCGCAACGGGAAACCAAATCAGAGCAATCAGAAGATGTTTCATTTGTCAGTCCCTTCCTCCGGGTGATAGACGGGCTGCTCAAGATCGCGCTTGTTTTCGGCTTCAGGGTTCATGTCGGGAATGAATTGCTTCAGCGAATCGACTGGATGGATGCTACCGAAAGTGACTTGTGCAGGTGCCGCGTTGAACACCATCTGCCCGCGAAACACTCCGGCATCGCGCTGCATTTGTGCATACTCGCGGCACACATCGCGCAAATCCTGCCCTAGCAGGTTGCAAAATCCAAGGCTACTCAGTGACTCATATAGGCCGGCGCAGCGGTCGCACAGATACCATGCCGCAAGACTCTCTTCCTCGCCATGGATGCGATACGCGACGCTATCCTCATTCGGAGTGCGCCACCGTCGGAACTTCATGCAGTCGTCGCCAACTGCAATGCGGCCCCTACATGAGCAGCATTTGCGCGTGCGTTTTGTTGTCAGGGGTCCGATCTTGCCGGCGGAGTCATACCACCACGCAACGTCCCCGCCATCTCCATCAAATTCGCAGGACAACATCACGCACCCCCATTCCGGCGCCAGTCTCCGACTTCTCCAGCGTCCCTAAGCATCTTCTCGACGTCGATCCTTGCTTGCTCTGCATCAAACGTCTTTCTTGCCGCGTCCGAAAGCCCAAAATGAAACAGAGCCTCTCGGACCAGCAGGTACAGCAAGACCAGCAGTAGGACGGACAATAGAGTCCATGCGGCCACTTCCATGGCCAAGTCGATCAGAGAAAGATTGTTCATTGTCATGCTCCTCATACGGCGGTTGGGTATCTGCCTCGTTGAAGTGGCACCCGGATTGGCAGTGTGTTCCGGGGCACGTGCGGTGCTTGTGTTCTGAGCAGTTCATGGTGTTATTCCGTCTGATATTCCGGACAGGATATTTCGCGGTCTATCCTGCGTTAGGCGCCGGCCAGCGTTCCACGAATCGATGCATCTGGTCTTCGGTTGCGAACCCCATCCACGTCCAGCCGTCTACGGTCGCGCCGCCTGAGTGCCATTGCCCGGCGTGCCCGTGTATCGGCCACGCTTCCGGCCCGAACTGTTCGCGGCACCACTCCATCAGTTCGTGCCTGCGGGCCGAGTCGTGCGAGCCGGTGTAGGCATCCACCATCCACGGCGTACCGCACCACACCTTCGCCATCAGCGCCTTGCGCTCGGGGTCGTCGTCATTGAACGCCAGCGCGCGGAGGTAGAGGTCGGAACCAGCGCCTAACCCGTCGCTCAAGTCGGGGCGCTGCCGGCCGGCTTCTGTAGTCATCGAATCTCCTTGCGGGCAGCGCCCGCTTAGCTCAAGCGTTGAGCGTCTTGCTCGTGCGGGCATGAAGCCACGCCAGCACCTTTACTGGATGGAAGGCATAGTTGTTCGAGCCGTCGGTTCCAACGCTTAACAGTTCGCCGCGCGGAAACCCCAATGGCCTCTTCCCGCGCGTCGAGATTGTTACTGTTGCCCGTCCGTCTAAGCAGGCAAACACGCAAGTCGCAGCAATTTCTGCAAGTTGCTTCGCTTCTTTGTCGTCCATCGCGCTCATCCTTTCGTTGCTTCGTTCAACAGTCACCAAACCTTTCATTCGAGAGCGGATCACTTCGCGCCCAAACCAGCAAAGGCAAGCCGCGCCATGGGAAGTTTTGGGAAGTCTTGAAATTCAATCATGATTCTCCTTTCTAACGTCTCATGCAGCGGACGTGCCGCTGCTGATTTTTGGGCTGGGCACCTTCAGCCTCACGCTATCGCCTATGGCACTCTGTGCGCAGTCTCCATGTACACGATGCTCTGCACCCAGCGGATCGACCAGCGTGCGAAAGTAGAACAACCCCATTCCTTTACCCGGTGCGCGTCGCAGTTGCTTTCCGCAGTGCCAGCAAAACTTCGGGCTTCCGCTGCCTTGCTCCATTTTTTCGTATACCATCTTTTCCCTTTGCTTAGGCCGTCACCGGCATAACCCATCATTCAAGAGCGGATCGCTTCGCGCCAGCTTAATTTTGCGTTATCTGGCAGCGGTTTGCGTACCTCGGCGGCTATCAGCTTGACGCCACCCGGACCGAACGAAAACTCAAGCACGCCACTGCGCACACGCATGTCTCCGTCAGCCGTCCCGATTGGGTTGGTTTTCAGCATGTCGGCCATCTCGGCTTCTGTGACTGTCTGCCCGACCTTGGCTTTGATTTGCGCTGGTGTCATCATTTCTCTCCTGTTAAATCTGCCCGATAACCATCCGCCCGATGCGGACCCTTCGGTCCGATCAGCGGCGCGTTACAAATCACGCCTGCACCTCTGCCACCGCCATGCCCTGAGGCACGATGCATGTCCCATATGTTCTCCTATGCGCTCCTGGCTTCTTCAAGCCTCTTTTCATTCACGATGACATCATGTTTTGCCAAATCAAGTTGACGCTGGTAGTTTGCAATCATCACCTGTTTAGCTTGTTCGCGATCCTGGGCATACCAGACCCAATCAGAATTCTTGGCTGACCTTCTCCCGTTTTTGAAGACGACAAACAGCTCTGTTTCTCGCTCTACTTCAACTTCTTCTATTTTTCCAAAACCAGCTTTGTACCAAGTAGTCATTGTGCCCACCTATTTTCTGCCGTAGCCTGCCGTGCGACGTTTCCTAATTTCATAGCACTTCCTTTCTGAAAACCTCGCGCCCCTTTTTATTGACGCATTTGATGGTCGTTTTGTCAGCCCATTTGCACTCGCCGTTTTCACCAACGCTCATGTCCTGCACCGCCTGGAGCTTGCGCCGCTGTTCTTGCGAATCTCGCTCGGCCTGCGTGAGATTGGCTTCCGCGTCCTTTCGCTCCTGGATTTCGTCGAGTGCTCCGACAAGTCCATATGCGCCAATAACGATGACAGCCAATACACAGGACACAGCCATCCAGCGCAGACGGGGGCGCTTGTCAGCCCACTCTGCAACGGGTGAGTAGGTCATTCACTCGCTCCTTGTCAGTTGTTTGAACTCCATCGGAGTCCATTGGTTGTGTTTGGTGCAGATTCGCGTTGTCGCCAGATCAGAATTCGGCGGCATCGGCCCACAGGTGTTACACCAGCCAAGATTCACGCACGTCCGGCAGTCTTTCTGTATGGCTTCGGTGACTTGCTGTTTGTAGTCGGCAAGCATGGTGGCGAGTTCTGCTTTCCAGAGAAATGCGGTGTCAGCAAAAACGCCGTGCTTCTCAGCCAGCGCCACGGCCTTGTCTTGTTCGGTCATTTCTTCACTCCTTGTGCATCGCTGAGGCGCACCAATGCAATGGTGTAGTCTCCCTCAAGACGTTCATGTTCTGTTGGAGAGATACAATCTCCGATTTCGCCCGTACTCACAAATGACCTTCCCCAGGCCGCTATCGGAAACTCTACCGGCACCACAAGGGGCGCGGGAGAGGCGGCGAGCATGGCTTTATAGGTAATCTTTGCATCTGCCTCCCATGCATTAGGTGGCGCTTTCAACATAGCCTTCGTCGGCTCAATCGGGACCATCTTCCATCCCTGCGGCACTACTGGCTGCGCTGCCATAGTCTTTTTTATCAGTTCTTCAATAGCGTCTGGAGTGGTCATGATTATGGGCATGTCCCATTCTTTGGAACAGTTCAAATCAGGGTGAAATCCAGCCGGAAGTGATCCATCTTGCGGCTCCACTGGCTGCGCTTTGGCGGCTTCCAGTGCGGCGATGACAGCGGAAGTAGCGTTGGCATCTTTTTTTATAGCATCGTTTTTAGGATAGCCGTCACCAAAGAAATATTTGGCATCTGGGGTTCTCAGAGCATTGAGGAACCGGAATGCTTTTTCCAGCGGAGTAGCTGAACTCTTGTCTGCAAAACTATCTGGCAGCGCCAGCAGATCAGGTGTGCTCATGATTTCTCTCCAATGATGGCGGCTTCGACTGATCTTCCAAAGGCCAGTAAATCATGGAACTGCAACGTGCACCCCTCAGCCATGTCGAGAATCTTATCCTGGGTCAGCGGCTCAATGGGTTTGAGTTCTGCAAGCAATGCTACGGTATCAAGTCCGAGACTTTCAACCTGCTCTTGAGTGATGATGTATTTCATGATTTCTCCAGGCTAGAGAGGAACACAAAAAACGCGCCAAACAAAAGGACGGCTAGCGTGGCCCCTATCTTGTAGTCGCTGCTCCAAGCTGCGTGCTGGACCGCTGCCACAGCAACTGCAATCATAATTGTCAGTCCAGTAGTTTGTAGTGCTCGTTTCATGATTTCTCCAGTTCAGATTTCATGGTGGTGATGGCATCGGCTGCCGTAGGTGGTGGGCCATCACCGTTTACATGATGACGACCAGGACCGTTCTTGGTTGCGCTGGCATTGCGCGCGTTGTCGCGGTTTCCGAAGTGAGATTCGGACAATCCGCATTGCGGGTAAATCTTCATGGCTTCGTTCATTTCTTCTCTCCAGTTGATTGATCGGTGTACACAAGCGGCTGTAGCTTCTCAGCTCCCCGCCTGTGGCGGTCGAAGGTCCGGGTTGTAGTGTGCGGGGATGTCCGCGCGCCCAGCCTTCCAGCGTGCCAACAGGCTTTCGATCAGCTTGCGCCCGTCCTTGCGGTCGGCATTGCTCACGTACTGCGCCACGCCGTCAGCCTGGCACACCAGCACAAACGCGCAGGGCTCGCCGGCCGACTGTTCCAGCATCGTGTGCAGGCGCGCGGCAATGTCCTGCAGGTCCACGCTCAGGCGGGCGCTGGGCGTCATGCCGTCACCTTGCCGGTCTTGGCTTCGCGGCGCTCGCGCTTCAGGCGGGCACGGTGCGCAGCGCGGTTCTCGCCCGGCTGGCGGTCGGGCAGCACGCTGTAGCGTCGCTCGTCGGGCGTGTCGCCCTGCATGGCCGCCTGCATCCGCAGCATGTTCGCCTGCCTCGCCGTGTCGGCCTCGATCTTGTCCATCATCCCCCGGAAGTCCCGGGCGCCTTCAATCGCTTCACTCATTGCACGCATGTTGCGCTCCAAGGTTGTGCCGGTTTTCGTGGGGGCCGGCTAACCCCTTGTTCGAACGGGGGCGCTACGGCAGCAGCGCGCTCCGGGTGTCTTGTCACGGCGCCCCGTTCAACAAGACGTTATGCGTCATACCCGGCTTCAATCCTGCCTGCGATGGCGCTCAATTCGCGTTCCGCCTCAAACAGCCAGTTATTGTCGCGGCGTGAAACGACCATTGACCGTTTTACATTGCGATCCAGTACCCACGCAGCCAGTCGCAACAGTGCCGCTTCAAATCGTGCTTTCATCGCTTTATCCCAAAAATGCCGCACAACCCTACGCTCAACCCGGATCGAACACGTCCCGGCTGAGTTCGGATTGCTGGTTCATGTCGGGTCTCCCAGGCTGGGCAAGCGCGGAGCCGGCTATTTCTGCGTTGGGCGTCATCATCTCGCGCAATGCCTCCGCCCACTCCGGCCATTCAGCCAATGCGTGCCGGACAATCTCCGGCCCGTCATCGCCAAGGCGCAGATACTCAGTGACAAACATCCTGCCATCGGTAGGCGTCAGCGGCCCGATGATAGAAACTACATCCATAGTTTCGGCAAAAAGTCCTTCGTGCCATTTCCCGTCCTCAAGATAGCAGCCCACGTCACTGCCACATCGATGCATCGAGTTGCCGTCAATCTCAACAACCTCCGGTTCTTGGTCTTTCAGGTGCAGCCAGTAATATCCGTGTTCCATCGCCTTCTCCAAAAAATGCCGCCCAACCCGGCATGTAAGCGGGGCCGCGCGGCTTTTCGCGCGGCCCCTTCATTCAGCGTTCGGCGTCACAGTTCGACGTCCAGCCGTCGGCACAGATCGCGCACAGCGCGCTGCACAAGTTCATCCAAATCCTCATCATCGCTGGCCTGGTAGTCACGGATAACAAGTCGGGCAGCCTCGGCAATTCTCTCGCGGTCTGCCGCAACAACCGCGCCCGCTACCGAATCCCACTGGTTGACGTGCTCTCGCCGCTCTGCGTAGTAGGCGGCCCTGGCGGCCACTCCAAGTTTGCTGATCCCCATCCTCTACCTCTCTTTAAAAGTCGGCTCCTTAAATCATGCAGGACGGGGCGCAGCGAGCCCACCAGCCGATTAAGAAAGACACGGCAACAATTAGCATTAGTGTGTAAGCTCCAATGCTCATGCGGCCACCCCTCGACTTGGGATGCGCAGCGCGTCCTCCGCGCCGGGGCGGGCGGGGGCGTTGCGGACCGGGACGTAGACGGGGCGCAGGAAGGCGTTGTCTTGTCGCGGCCGGGCCGGCGCTGCTTCAAGGCAGACGCTGTCCGAGAGCAACATCGCCTTGGGATTGGCGGGTGATTGGTTCATTTTTGGTGTCCTTTCTAAAGTATCTTCGCTATAAAGGGCTGCGCAGCAGCTTTGCGCAGCCCTTGTTCTCGGTCAGAACCGGTCGTCTGCGGGTGCGCTCGGCGCGTCTTCGTACTTGGCCTCGACGACGCCCTTGGCCACGGAGGCGTGGAAAGCCTTTGCGGCCGCGTACACTTCGGTCCGGTCCACTCGGCCGGCCAGCTCGAACTTCACCCCGTGCCAAGTGCCCTTGTCATTGGACTCGGGCACGGAGTGGCAGCGCACCAGGTTGGCGAACGTGGGCGGGGTGTAGGTCCCGGCCGCGCCCACCAACTTCACGGAGGCCAGCGCGCTCATCAGCATCTTGGACTTCTTGATCTGCGTCGAAACCAACGAGACCAACGCCTGGGTCCAGGCACCGGTCTGCTCGTCGATGAGCAGCACGTAGTGGTTGCGGGTGTCGCGGACGCTATCGCACTTTTTGTCATTCACCGTGCCGTCCGGCAGCGGCACAAACAGCCTGCCGTCCAGGTCCACGATCTTCCCTTCTGCGCGCATCTGCGCCACTTCCTCGGGCGCAATCTCGCCCTTGAACCCTGCGCCGGGCTCGCCGCGCGCGCCCCAGCGCAAAAAGGTGCGCCGGTAAGCGCAAGGCACCAGCAGCACTCCGGTCTTGCCGTCGTAGAGCCGGCCCGTGACGTTCTCGAAGAACAGCCCGGCTTTGGCCCCCTCGACGAATGCGCCGTCGGCCTCGTCCACCTGCGGCGACCCTTTCTGCAGCACGCCCAGGAACGGGATGGCGAAGGACTCGCTGGTGGCGCCCTCCATGCCTGCGCCCGCATCGGCCGCAAAGGCGTCCTCGGCCAGCGTCGCCAGCGCGGCGCGCGGCACTTCTGCGGGGAGATTCACTTTCTCAGTTGGTTTGTTGGCTGTAGCCATGATGGTTTTTCTCCGATTTGCCCGCACTTGATATAGGCGGCGGGCGGCGACCCGTTTATTTGGCCCTTGGAGCTGTTATTTTGGCCTTAGCGTAGGGTCGCACCCCGAACAGGTCGAACGGCACGCCTGCACCCGCCGCGAGCTGCTCTTTCACGAAGGCTTTGAGGGTGGCTGGGTGAACCCGCTCGCCCACCTGCGCCGGGCGCCCCAGCGTCTCCTCGATCTGCACCGCGCACTGCGCAGCTGCTTCGCGCTCGTCGCGCGCAAAGTCCACGGTCACGGCGGTCTTGATCAGCCCCCCGAACCCGTGCTCCTCCAGCCACGCGTGCGCCGCCGGGCGGCGCTCCTCGGTGATGGAGCAGTCCACCTCGTTCACCACCGTGACGGCGGAGCCGTCGGCGAGCTTGATCTCGGTCAGCGTCAACTCCCGCATCAGCTCCGGCAAGTCATCCTGCTCCAAGCGCCTTTGCGTCTCCTTGGCCGCCTTCAGCTCTGCGTCGGCCTTGGCGACGCGCTCGATGGCGCCGACCAGCAGTGCGGCCATGGTGGTGATTCGGACAAGTGCGTCGCTCATAATTTCATCTCCGTTGGCAAGTAGTCTGAGGTCATGCGATCCCACTTCAGCAGCCGCAGCAGCCCGCCGGTTTTGCGCGCTGCAAGGCACGCGGCGGCGGCAATCAGGGAGGGGTCACCGATAGCCACCAGCCAGTCCTCGGCGGTGAAGTCGGCCATACGCTCCTTGAGCGCCTCCAGCAGCGGGGCGGTGTGCAGGCGGTTGGCGTTTGGGGGGAGCAGCACAATGAGCTCGCCGAACCGCTCGGCGGCGTGCATGTTCATGGTCGGTATCCACAGCCGTGTGGTGGCGTCAAAGCGACTGGGCAATTGGGGTGCGAAAACTCGCGACATTTCAGTATCCGTTCTTTAGTTCTGGGCTCAATTATCGCCCCCATCCGGCGCCCGGAGCATTTCGTCGCCCAGGATGAGTGCGGCCAGGTCGGCTTTGCGCTGCAGGGCGCGGACAATGGCCTCGTCGATGGTGTCGGAGGCTGTGATGTCGATGTAGGTGACCGGGTTGCGCGTGCCGATGCGGTGGCAGCGGTCTTCGCTTTGTTTGCGGGTCTCGGAGTTGTAGTCGTTGGAGTAATAGACCACGGTTTCCGCCGTCGTCAGCGTCAGCCCAATGCCGCCGCTCTGCGGCTGGCCCACAAACACGTCGGCGTCGCCATTCTGGAAGTCGTCCACAGCAGCTTCGCGGTCCTTAGCGCTCACGTCGCCGTGGTACTGCACCACGCGGCGTCCGGCTTTTTGTAGCGCCTCCGCCACGGCGCGCAGCTCTTCGCGGAACCGGGCCCAGACGATGAACTTGCACGGGATGTCGGCTGCCAACTCCAGCAGCGCGTCCAGCCGGGGATTTTCCTCCGACACATACATCAGCCCTCCGCGCTCCGGCTTCATCATGAAGCCGCTGGTGATTTGTTGCAGCTTCATGATGGCGGACAACTTGGCCACGACGCCGATCTCTCCGTCTTCCAGGATCACGCGACACTCCTTGTCCATCAGCCGGTACGCCGCGCGCTGCGCCGGGGAGAGGTCGAAGTAGGTTTGTTGATAGATTTTCTCGGGCAGGTCCAGACAGTCCCGCTTCAGCACCCGGAACGAATGCGGCGCCAGCAACCGCTGCAGCTTGTCCAGGTTGCGCCAGCGGGGGGAGCCGTCCGTGTTCTTGGCCACCATCTGCGCGAACGCTGCCTTGGGGTTGCGCTTGGCCAGCGCGGCCATCAGCGGGTGCGTCGCCGGGAGCAGCTCGGCGTACTCTGCCACAAAGGCGCGGTAGCTGGTGGTGCCCAACAGCCCGCTCTCCATAAATTCAAACTGCGCAAACACGTCCACGGGCGCGTTGGTGATGGGGGTGCCGGTGGCGATGCGCACGTACGCCGCCGCCTTGCGCAGCCGCATGAGCCGTTGCGTGCGCAGCGCGGCAGGATTCTTGATGCGGCTGCTCTCGTCCAGCGCCAACATCGCGCGCGTCGCCAACAGAAACCGGCGCGCGTAGTCGAAGCCCGCATTGGTGCACAGCGCGTCGATGTTCATCGCCAAAATCCTCAGCGGCACCGCGTCGCCCTCATCGCGCGCGCGCATCACCTGTTCCACGTGCGCCATTTCGCGCTTCCCCCCGCCCGAGCGCCAAGCGCGCGCGATGATGTTGCCTTCCATGTGAGCGGGAATTTCGCGACGCACCCAGTTGGTGTGCACGCCCTTGGGCGCAACCACCAACAGCCCGTCGATCCGCCCTGCAGCGTACAACCGCTCTGCGTCCGCCAGCACGCACCACGTCTTCCCCGTGCCCTGCTCCATGAACAGTGCGAACGCCTCCCGCCCGCTCATCTCGCGCAGCGCTTCAAGCTGGTGTTTCATGCCTTGCGTTTTCATTCGACAGCTCCAAAATATGCGGCAACCTCTTTCCAGCTCCCCGCCAAAGACGCGCGCCCCAGCTCCGCCAGCGACATGCTGTTGAGCTCATCGGCCAGCCGCCCCGGTACGACGAACAGGCGGTTGGACCCAACGCCCACAATGATCACCGAGCGCCCACCGTGCCGGCACCAGCTCAAGTGCCAATTGCGCTGCTCCACGCTAAGCCCGCTCGCCGCCCCCAGCACCGGCGTCTCCGGACGCACCGGCGCGGCGCGCACAGCCTTCAACTCCCACATCGTCACGCGCCCCGCGCACAGCGCATGGCCGTCGGGGTCGCCCACGCTGGCGATGTTCTCAACGCGCTGCAAGCGCACTGCACGCGCGTCGATGTTGCTGCGCATGCGATCCCAAAGGCGCTGTTCTGTGGTCCTCATGCGGCCTCCTCGATGCGCGCTTTTGCGATTTCAAGATATTCGGCGCTAATCTCGATACCGATGAAATCGCGCTTCAGCATCACAGCCATCTTGCCTGTTGTGCCGCTGCCCAAGAATGGGTCCAGCACAGTGTCGCCTTCGTTCGACCAGCTCAAAATGTGATCGCGCGCAAGGGCTTCTGGAAAGACAGCTGGATGGTTTATGACGTGCCCGCCAACAGGATATTTCCATACATTTCCTCTCAAAATTTTGCTCGCTGTCGGCTTATTGGTTCCGCGCTTGTCCAAGACATCTCCTTTTCTGTTCCCTACATATGGCCTGAGTATTCCTGGTTGCATTGCGTCTCTAAGTTGAGCATTCCAAGTTTTTGGTTTTCTTTTTGAAAAAACAAACATGAACTCAAATTCGCTCTCGTACCTGTTGTGCGTCATCGGCTTCGTTTTGCGCTGATAAATCATCGTATCGTGCAAATTGAATCCGCACTCCTTGAAGTAAAGCGCTTGCCTGAAACTGGTGCCGGTTTCGCTGCCTTTGATGGTGGCGTCGCCCACCACCCAGACCACGACGCCGCCTGGTTTGGTGACGCGGTACAGTTCACGCGCAATCGGTTCAAAATCGAAGGTGAAGCCATTGTACGTGCGCAAATTGTCGTACGGAGGGCTAGTAACGGTCAGGTCGATGCAGCCATCGTCCATCTCGCGCATCACATCAAGGCAATCGCCGTGCATAAGTTTCACAAAGCGACCTCCCGGTTGAGCACCCGAATCTTGGCCACCTTGATCATGGCGAAGTTCGGAATTTTCTTCCCCCGCACCAACACCGCATCCCCCGGCTGCAGCAACTCCGCCGCCGCCCGGCCCGTGCGCTCGAACTGAAAACGGTCGAAGCGCAACGTGATGGGGGTGCCGGTGTCGTCTGAAACGAACACATCCAGGAACAACGTCTGCCCGTCCAGCCGCCGGCCGTCGCGCCGCGCGACGCGCACCGTTTCGTTTTCGTCGCGCAACTCTTTGCGCACCACCTTCGCTATCGTCAGCACCTCCCCACCGTCCTCCGGCAGCGCGTCCAGCCGCCGCACCGCGCTGCCGACGCGGCACCCGTAGGCTTCGGGGTTGGCGTAAAGGTCAGCGTACGACGTGCTGAGCGGATACAGCTCCGCAAAGCGCACCTCCACCCCGCGCAACTTCTCCAGGTCCAACTTGCCCGCTGCGCGCTGGGTGATGGCCTTGAGGGATTTGGAAGGGCCGTAGCCCACCAGGTTCTTGAACCCGCCAACCAGCGCCCCGTCCACCACGGCCCAGTCCACCACGCTGCGCGCCGGGTCAAACGCACAGTACTCCACGCCCTCCGCGCGCATGTCCCGGAGCAACTCTGTGGCCTGTTCGTCGTCCTTGGCGTTGCGCAGACACGCAGCCGCATAGGCCAGCCCGTGGTACACTTTCATCCATGCGCACCAGTAGCTGATGACGCCATAGGAAACTGTGTGACTTGCATTCATACCCCAGGCGCCAAAGGTGCAAATCTCGTGCCAAATTTCCTCGGCATCCTTTTTCTGAACCCCAATGCTTGCTGCGCCCGTGATGAACTCTTCGCCGCGCCGGTCGAAGTACTCTTTGCCCTTGCGCCCGCTCATCGCTTTGCGGATTTCGCTGACCACCTCCCAGCTGAAGCGTCCAATCTCGAAGGAGATGCGCATGACCTGCTCTTGGTACAACACCACCCCCATCGTCGCGCTCAGGTACGCCGCCATCGACGGATGCCGGTACGTGACGGGCTCGCGCCCGGCGGCGCGGGCGATGTAGTGCTGGCTGGCGCCGCCCCCCAGCGGCCCAGGCCGGGCCAGGGCGGTGATGTGGTCAATTTCGCGGAACGACTTTATGTCCACCTCCGCAGCCACGCGCTGCATGGCCTGCCCCTCGAACTGGAACACACCGGCGTAGCGCCCGGCGTTGAGCAGGGCGAAGACCTTGGGGTCGTCTAGCTTCAGCGCGTACAGCTCGTCCGCCGTGACCACCCCTGCGTCCTCAATCACCCCCAGCGTCCGCAGCCCCAGCGCGTCAATCTTCAGCAGCGCCACAGCCTCCACGTAGGGCTTGTCGATTTGCGCCACGCCGTCGGCGCCCACGGTGCAGAAGTCGCTGATGGGCTCGTTGCACACAATCACCCCCGCCGCGTGCACCCCGGTGTGGGATGCGTGATTTTCCAGCTGGAACATGACGGCTGCTTCCGGGTGCGCCGCCAGGAAGCGCTTGCCCGGCTCTGTCTGCGTCATTGTGTCCTCCAGCGCATGGCCGTACCGACTGTCGCCCGAGGAGTAGTCAATAAGCACATTCAGCACGTCAAATTTTTCCCGCTCAGGAATGGCCAACCGCTCCGTCACCCGCGCCAACACCGACCGGGCGCGCAGCGTGTTGATGCTGCCGATGCGGGCGACGTTGTTGCGGCCGTATTTGTCGGCCAAGTAGGTGAACACCTGCTCGCGGCGGACGTCCGAGAAGTCGATGTCGATGTCGGGCAGGTCGTTGCGGGTGACGTCGATGAAGCGCTCGAACAGCAAGTCATGCTTCAGCGGGTCGATCTCCGTGATGCGCAAGCAGTAGCACACCAGCGACCCCGCCGACGAACCCCGGCCCGGCCCCACCAACATCCGGGTCTTGGCCCACCGAATCAGGTCCGCCACCACCAGGAAGTAGCTCTCGTACGCCTTCTGCGCAATCATGGCCAGCTCCCGCTGCATCCGCGCTTCATGCGCGGGGGTCCACTCCGCAATGTGCCCCAGCGCAATGCGCTCCTGCTTGCCCGCCTCGGTTAGCGCGCGCAGATCGCCGGGGAAGTTGATGATCTGGGCCTGCTGCAGCGCTCCGGCTGCGCGCTCGGCCACTTCGTGCACATTGGCGACGGCGCGCCGCCATTGCGCGTCCGACAAGCAGGGGAGCGCAGCGCGCAACTCCTCGTCCGACAACAGGTGTTGCTGCGTGGCGCGCTCCGACCGGGCAATGGCCATGAACGCGGCGTAGTCCTCGGCGCGCGGGTAGGCGTTGTCGCTGGTGACGACCAGTGGCTTGCCGGTGCGCGCGTGGAGGGCCAACGCTTTTTGCTGCTGCAGTGGGCTGGCGGGGTTGAGGTCGATGTAGTCAAAGGTGTCCGGGTCCGTCAGCGCAGCGCCCGCAAACCGAATCAGCCCCGCCCCCGCCCGGAACAGCGCCTCGGGGTCGGCGCCCGGCGCCTGCGCGGCGGTGCTGAAGCGGTAAAAGGCGCGCGTGTCCTCGGCCAGCGCCCACGCCACGGGTTTCATCCCGCCCGGCCGCGGCACCACCAATTCCCGGCCAAAAAGGGGTTTTATCCCCGCTTTTTTGCACTCCTTGGCCCAAACCGCGTGTCCCCACGTCCCGCCGTCCGTAATTCCGCCCGCGGCACAGCCTAGACGGGCCAGGGCGCCCACGACGAGCGGCACGGGGCCGAAGCCCTGCCGGAAGCTGTATTCGGTCCGTACGCGCAGTTGCGGGAGGGCGGTCATCTCGGCCTCCGGTTGCCAACGGCAGCAGCGAACTCGCGCACCATGGCGTTGAACTCGGCCTGCTCCTCGGGGGTGAGCGCGTAGAACAGCGCCAATACCTCATACGCCGCCGCAACCTCGGTGAAGAAGCGCACTTTCTGCGGGTTGGGGCCGGAGGGGTCCGGCATGGCGGGCAGGGGCAGCTTGACGTTCATGACGCCAACCTCCAAAGCTCTTCTTTTTGAACAATCTCCACCATCGCCCGGACATCGTCCAGCGCGCGGTGCGTTTGCGCCAGCGGCGCGCCCATCACGTGCTCGTACAGCTCCGTGAGCTTGGGGTTGCGGCCCCATGCGTCTTTGTACAGCCCCACGGTGCAGATGCCCTGCGCAGGCCACGGGAAGTTCAGGCAGTCCAGCCGCGCCAGCTCTCCGCGAATTATCGCCTTGTCAAAAGGCAGGTTGTGCGCCATCACGCATCGCGCCGCCCCGAACACCCGGCGCAGCTGCGGCAGCGCTTCCGCGAAGCTGGGCGCGTCCTTCAGGTCGGCGTCCGTGAGTCCGGTGATCTTGGTGATGACCGGCTCCAGCGGAACGCCGGGGTTGATCAGGATGCTGATCTCTTCCTCCACGGCACCCGTGTGCCGGTTCATCAGCACGCCTCCGAACTCGATGCAACGGGGTTGCTTGCGCACTTCGGCGTCCGGGTGCAGCGTGAGCCCCGTGGTCTCGGTGTCGAAGAGCAGGATCACTCTGTCCTCACCAACTGCGTCATCAGCGCCAAGTTGCGCTCGACGATGCCGATGATGGCGTTGAATTTGATGTCGAATTTCCACGGCAGCTCGCGGTTCTTGTCGTAGTGTGGATTCGTAAACAGAGTCTTCCAGCTTTCCTCAGTCCAGAAGCTCTTGTGGTCAAGGTCCTGAAATGCGATTGCACCCAACCTGTGCGGCACAACAATGGTCATTGGTGCTCCAACCGCCAGGACGCGTTGGGCTTCCATCAGCAAAGCGATTGCTTGTGCGCCTGTCAAATGCTCCAGAAAGTGAAATGCATAGATGCCGCCGACGCTGCTGTCGGCGTGCGGAATTGGCATGCGAGATGCGTCCCACGTCGGGAAGTCCAACGAGGTTGTGCCGGGGATGTGCGAGTTGCCTGCGCCCAAGTTCAACACGGGCAAGCCTGGCAATGGATCAACAAGCACGCCCAGCTCACGCTTCATGCCGAGACGGAAAATTTGTTCGATGTTCATGATTTGTCTTTCGTTGAGGTTGAGGTGACTTCTTCCAGCATTGCAGCATAAACCATCAGGTCATGCGCCGAATCCTGATGGCCCTGCGGGTTATTGGCGTAGCGGGACAGCTTGCCGGCGCACTGCACCAACAGCCCCAGCCGGGTGAATTCGGCTTCGGTGGTGATGTGCAGGCCCTTGGGGAACAGCGCCAGCATCAGCGCGCCGAACTGCAGGTAGTTGTCGCCATACACCGCGTTGCGCGCGCGGAAGGTCTCTGCCCCCGCCGCGAGCAGGTCCGGGGCGCGCAGGCGCCGCGCGGTCTGCCCTTGCACAAGCGCGTCCAGCGCCTCCATTTCCTCCAGAGTGGCGACGCGGGTATTGGCCGGCGGCGTGTAGGCGCACACGTCGTGCAGCTTCAGCGCGTGAGCAGTGATGCCGGCCGCGCGGTACATCTCCACCACGTCCAGCCGGTCGTCGTAGGCGCAGACGATGTCCTTGAGGAAGATGTCGTAGCGCGCGAGCCACGCGAGTTGATCCCGCTTCAGGTCCACGGAGTGCCGGCGGTCGCCCAGGGGGCGCATGAGGAGGATAGTTTCTCTGGTGGCGCCAAGATTGTTCTCCATCCAGCAGCGTGTCTCGTCCAACACCGAAGCCGGTCGCGCCGTCAGGAATATGGGGGTGAATTTGCGAATGTTGTCCGCGTAGACGCTGTAGTTGCCCACCTCGTCGTCGCCGCATGCGGCGTGATACGCGGCGTAGCGCAGGTCGGGGTTGGTCTGCGTCCAGTCGATCAGCGGGATGCGGTGGGCGTCGTGGGCGAGACAGTTGTCGAGGTCGAAGATGACGTATTTCATTTTGGGTCCTTTGCGAAGTTGCGTTAGGGTGAGGTCGCTGCGGTCGCCTTTAACCGGGCGGCGGCGGCTGCTTGCGCTGGCCCTGACGCAGCGACCTCGTAACTGTATTGTGCGTGGCCGAGTTGGCCATTGCGCGCACCTCGTATTCGTACCGACCACACACCAACCCTCGCATGACCAGCTTTGCGATTTCTGGCGTCATGTTGTAGCCGTTTGGCGCCAACGTTCCATAGGCCGCGATGGCCCGGATCTCGGTGGACGCCAACTCGCGGTCTTCGAGCACAGCTAGCACCGTCAGGCGCGGCTCTCCGTGCTTCCGCCAAGCAGCATAAAGTCGCGCTCGGCGGCCAGTTCTGGCGTTGCAAGCGTGCGCGTTGAATCTGTGTGCGATCGTTTTCGTCGTGATTCCGACGTACGACTTACCGTCTTCAAAATCAAGCTTATAAAGCGTGCCCACGACTCAAGCCTTTCTGAGTAAGTCAACGGCCTTGGCTATCTCCCAGCCAGGCCCCTTGCCTGTGGTGATGCCGATTTCTTTCGCGACAGACTCCAGCATGCCGATGGCCAAGTCGTGTTCGCTTGCGAAGAACGGCGTTGTCCAAGGCCAAGTTCGCAAAACCAAGGCGCGCATCTCGTGAACGATGTCTGAGTATTCGCCTTGAGTGCGCAAAGAGGCGCGCGCTTTGGCAAGGTCCGTGAATGCGCGCAAATTGTACTTGGCGACCAAGTTGCACGTCGTGTTCATCGGCAACACACCGCGTGCATCTTCCAGCGGCATCCCGATGTCAACCAACTTAGCGTAGTGGTCAAGCGAGGACGCAACAGCCGCGTCGTAATTCTCCTGCAACGTCACGCTGGCGATTTTCGGCTTGTGCACGCCCATCGCGCGCACGTCCGTCACGCGTTGCGACTGCATCGCGTAGCTGGCGTTGCGGGTGCGGGTGATCTGTTGAGCTGTTGCGCGACTGACGCCTTCAATCAAGAATGTTAGGTCAACGAACTCCCAGCTAGACTTGATTGTCTTCGCGGCGTATGCCAATTCTTGCGCCTTCTTCTCTTCAGGCCAGCCATTGATCTCGGACATCAGATTTGGCGACAGCGTCAAGCGGGTGGACTTGGTGAACAGGAGCAACGACGCAGCGTTGGGCGTGTAGCTAATCAAAGACACTTTCATGTGGATCTACTTTCTGGAGTTACGAAAAGAATTATCGCTCAGGTCGCGCTGCGACGCACTTCGTACGCGCTGCTGCGCATCAGGCGCTTGATCACTGCGATGTCCTGCACCACGTCGTCCAGCAGGATGTTGCGCCACGTGGCGAATCGACCCAACGAATAAACTTGGTGCTGATGGGTGAGCTCGAACAACAGCCGCTTGCGCTCTGCGTCCGCAACGGGCGCGATCTTCCCGTACCGCTGCTCCACCGTGCCCAGCACCTCCACGTCGCTCACAGCAAACGCCCGCTCCACCAGCACCAGCGCCCGAGGCAACCAGTCCTTGGCGGCGGGTCCGGCGCCGGTCGCCTCCAGCGTGAGCAGGTCGCCGGTGATGCTGGCGCGGTACATGGGGTGGTCGGGCTCGGGGAAATACACCGTCTGGAACACGTCGGCACGGGGCACCCGGCAACGCACGACGGTGATGGGGGCTTTGTGGAAGGCGTCTGTCGAGGCGAGGCCCAGCTGCCGCAGCGTCACGGGCAGGGGTGCGGTGCTGATGAGGGCGCCGCCCATGGAGCTGAAGTCCACGGGCGCGGCCCACGTGATGCGGGCGCGCACCGCCTCCAACAACTGCCAGTAGAAGTCCTCCGGCGCAATGAAGCGATCCACCGCGTCCAGATTCCATATGCTGCGCTCGCCGGCCAGCCGCCCCAGCACTTTCTGCGCGTACTGGTTGGCCAGGCGGATGGTGGTCTGTTGATGCAAGCGCTGCTGCGCCCAGATGCCCTTGTGCACGCGCACGCGGCGGAAGGGGATGCCGGTGAGCTTGCTGACGTCCTCGGTGCGGAAGCGTAGCACGGCCTTGTGCACTTCGGCCGGCTGCGTGGCAGCCTCCAGCACCTGCAGCTGCGGCCACGCGTGCGCCGCCAAAAGCCCAGCCAGCCCGGCGCCGACGATGATGGGTTGCGTGGTGGTCATAGCGTCACGCGCTCCAGGTGAAGGGTGGAGAGGAGTTTCTGTGTGTGCCCTCGGCACGGCACCCCAAACTGCGCGTCCACCTGCGCCTGCGTGGCGGTGGCGTGTGGCTGCGCGGTGATCCAGGCCAGCACCGCTGCGCGGGCCGAATGCGCCTGTACGCGGCTGGTGCCCGTGCCCGTGGCGCGCAGGGCGGGGGCGCCTGCGGTGTGCGGCGCGGCGGTGCAAGCGCACAGCTGCTTCACCAGTCCGGGGAACGATATGTCGGGCGGCGGCGCGCCCTTGAGCACGCCCCGGTGGTTGCGCTCTTCTTCGGCCAACATGATAGCGTGTGCGGCGCGGCGCTCAATCACCGCGCGCGACGCATCGGGCGTGGGGCGTGTGCCGGTGAGGGCGACAATCGTGTTGAGCAGGACTTCGGTCGTCGCGTCGGCGATCTCTTTTTGAGACCGAATGACGACCAGCAGCGTGGGGTGGGGGGCGGACTCGGACCATTGTGTGTGTGGCATGATGGGGTTACTCCGTGAATGTGAAAGCTGAACCGTCGCTGAAATAATACTGCGCCGTCGTGCCATCTTTGGCGATGGTGACGGACTCCTCGTCGGCGATGCGCCGGGCAATCCCGATGCGCCCGTCGGCGAGGATGGCGGCGATATTGTCCGCGACGGTGAACGCGCGATCGGGCACGCAGGCACAAGCCTCGTCGCAGGACCCGCCGCAACTCAACGCCGGGGTGCGCGTGGACCAGGTCTGGTCCGGGTGGTCGGCCCAACGGCGGCACGCCTTACAGTGAAAGTCGGCGTGCATGGGGTGGCAGCGCGGCTCGGTGAGGGGCAGGGGGCGGAAGACTTTTTTCATAATGGTTCTCCAGTTAATTCCTCGCCAATGCTGACTAGCTTTTCGAACAGAAAGCTCTGCAGCTCCCGTGTCAAGTCCTTCCACCCATGGCGCAGGTGCAGGTATTCCTCGATCAGCGTGGAGGCCAGCTGCTTTGTGCCGCCAAGGTGGAAGACGCGCTCGGCGATGAAGATGGTCTGGTCCTGCGCCAGCCCCAAGCACCCCTCTCCCAGGCTCTCGACGATCTTGATGGGGTAGGCGTCACGAATGGTGAAGCCGATGCGCCCACAAAAATCCAGCGCCCGGTTCAGGCTCACGAGCTGCACCTTGGTGAGCAATATTTCACGCGGGGTGAACACCTGCTTGGTGGCGCTCTTCCACACCTTCAGCGCAGAGGCGTTGACTTTGGTCGCGCGGTCACCGACACAATCGCCCACCACGCTCAGGAAGGTCGCGCCGGGCGCCACGCCCCAGCCGTGGTAATCGAGCCCGCCCTCGATGGTACTCTCATCGGCCAGGACGCAGTCCCGAATGAAGCGCGCGTCGCCCGAGCGCATGATGGCGGTCATGATGGCGAGGTAAATCTCCCATTGATTTTTGACGGTACGATCTTCGGTCAGCTCGATCTTGGCCTTAGCATTATAGGTGTACAATCCGGGGCTGCTGAACTGGTGGACGCGGACGCCGCGATAGAAGAAGTCGGCGCCTGGGCGGGCGCGCACCTCGGTCTCGCCCACGGTGAAACTGGGCTCGTCCTCCAGCAGGTAAAGGTAACTCCGGTCGAACACCGCAGCGAACGCCTCCCCACGGACGATGATCTTGGTGGTGCCGGGCGCGGGCGCGGGCGCGCGGGTGACGTGGCACGCGGAGCCGCGCTCGTCCTTGGCGTTGCAGACGAGCTCCCGGTACGCCATCCACACCTCCCATTGCTTGCCCAGCTGCGTGGTGAAGCCGATGGGGGTCGCTGCGCCTTCGCCCACTTGCATCGTGACGAATTGGAAGTCTTGTCCCCGGACCTCCTCGGTGGACAGCCCAAACTGCACCACCGTCAGCCCGGAGTAGATCGTCACCTCATGCCCGGTGCGCAGCAGCACCGCAATGGCGTACTTCAGCCCCGTGCCGAAGAACCCGATGGGGCTGTCGCCCTCCTTGACGCTGACGCCGAAGGTCGAGATCGAGCGGAGGTCGATCTCGCCTGAGTTGTGGAATTCGATCATGAGCAAATTCTCCTAAGTTCTTTTTCTTGCGCAGCCCACGCAGCATCCCGCGCAGCATCCCACGCAGCAGCCCACGCAGCATCCCGCGCAGCATCCCGCGCAGCATCCCACGCAGCAGCCCACGCAGCATCCCGCGCAGCATCGCGCGCAGCAGCCCGCGCAGCAGCCCACGCAGCATCCCGCGCAGCATCCCACGCAGCAGCCCGCGCAGCAGCCAACGCACGTTCTAATTGATCGCGTGTTGCCAATCCGCTTGCAAACTGTTCTGCCACGTCCAAGGCGTCAAGGCTGCGCTTATCTTTCATCAGGTGCTGTACTTGGCGGGCGCACCAGACTGCATACAATCTTATTTCTCGGTCATGGCCTTCGACAGCCCGCAGGCACCATAGGGCGTCATCCAGACCATTGGAGTCCAAGATTGTGATAATCGAGACTGGCGCATCGTCGGGCTCAGTCTTGTCAAGATGCTTTAACAGTTTGCGCCATCCTGACTCACAGGGATGGTGGGCGCGGATTTTATTGAGAGTTGTTTTCATGACTGCACTTTCTGAGTTGAGGAGGCCAAATTTGTTGAGCTGTCCGATGCGCGTGCTGCCCTCGATGCGCACGGTGCCCCACGCCATCCACCAAGCGCGCGGGTCGTGCTTGACGGCGATGTCGCGCGCCTTGTCCACGTCCGCCAGCGCGGCGGCGTGCAGCGCGTACGGCCCGGCCATCAGGTGTGTGTTGCGTGTGTCGTCGATGGCTGAGACGTAGTACGGCCCAGGCAGGGTGTCGGGCTGCTGGGTGTCGTTGAAGTTCATTCGACCACCTTGAACATATGCCCGTCGAAGGCCAGCTTGCCGGCCGCCTTGAGCTTGCCCCGGAAGGCGATGCACTTGTTGGCGGGCAGGCCCAGCGCCAAGAAAGCTTGGTGCGTGGAGGTGTACTCCACCCCGCCCACGACGACGTGCGACCGGGTTGCGCGCGCGGCGGCGGTGGCGGGGTCCTGCCAGCTTTTGGCGATGGCCGCCGAACGGTCGGCCGGGGGGCGGGCAACCTTAGGGGCGCTGGGCGCGGTGGGCGCCTTGGCCGGTTTCTGGGCTTGCAGCAGGGCGTCTACGCGCCGCGCGCCGGCTGCGCGGTCGCTGAAGCGCTTCACAGCGGGCGCGCCGCTGTGGGCGTTGTAGAAAGCCAGCAGCTCGGCGGCGGTGGCGGTGGCGGTGTTGATTGAAGCGGTCATGATGAAAGTTCCTTTCGGGGTGGATTGGGGGAGATCAAAGGGCGAAGCGGGGGACAAAACAATTCAGGCACCGGCCGGCTGTCGGGGACGCGTCGTCCCGGTCCATGTGGCGCTGGATGCCGAGCACGTCGTGCGCGAAGTTGAAGTCGTCAGCCGCGAGCAGCGCGTCGAGGTTGAGCGGGGTGCCGTTGGCGTGGCAGGCGGTCAGGTCCATGTCCAGACTCATACGATCAATCGAGCGCGACAAAGCTGCTGCGCGCTTGACGATGGCTTCGATTTTGAGCGAGTCGGCTTTGGTGACGGAGAAGCTGATCATGATGAAGTCTCCTTTCTGTGGGTGGGTTGGGGGAGATCAAACGGCTGCGCTATGCGAGCTTCCAATAAAGTTCCATCTTCGCCAGCGCAGCATCCAACGCCAATGCCTTGCCCATGGCCTTAGCGACGCGCACGCCGTCGAGCCGAAAACCGGGCGGGAAAAGAATCAGGAAATGGCCTTCGGTTTCCGAGAACTTGGCGCACATCGGGTGGTCTTTCACGCGAGCCAGCGCTGCGCTGAGCGCGGCGACGTTGTCTTGTATGCTGGTGATCATTTTGAGCTCTACTTTCTGGTTGGCCACCTGAGGATTTCGGGTGGATGAAGGAATTATGCCCCGAAAAAGCATGTTGCGCGCCAAAAAAGCAAAAATATTTTTCTGGGCCCAACCCGAGAAGCCCGAGAATTACCGTTCCCCAAGCTAGAAAGTGAATAAATGACGGACGAATTCTTGTGTGCCCTAGGCGCGGACATGCCCGAGGAGGAAAGGCTGATCGTTTGTGGATTCGCCGGGGACCCTAACGCGGCGGCGCCCGACGCGTGGCGCCCCCGGCCGTGGCGCCCGGGGATGAAGGTGGGGTTGGGGCCGGGGGCTAACGCTTACGTGACGGTGGGGTCCTTCGGGCGCGCGGCGGACGGGTCCTTCCGGCGGCGGGCGGAAACCTTTGCTGCGGGACGGGCGTTGATGGTGGACGATGTGGGCACCAAGGTGGACCCTGCCGCCGTGAGCGCCATGCGGCCCAGCGCCCGAGTGCTGACGTCGCCGGGCAACGAGCAGTGGTGGTACTTCCTGGGGCCTCCCGAGCGGGACGCGGCGAGGTTCGACGGGGTGATCCGCGCATTCATCAGCGGGCGCCTCCTGGGCGCGGACCCGGGCATGGCGGGCATCTCGCGCGTGGGCCGCATCCCCGGATTCATCAACGGCAAAGCAGCCTACGGCGGGCGCTTCCGCGTGGAGTTGCAGGAGCTGAATGCGCGGCGCTTCACGGTCGAGGAGCTGTTGGCGGGGTTCGGGCTGGAAATCAACGGCCGGCGCGCCCCCCGCGCCAAGCTGCGCAGCGAGGTGGCCATTGAGCGGAACCGGGCCTTCCTGACGGTGTACGGGTGGATGGAGCAGCGGGGGATGCTGAAGCGCGGGGAGCCGGACCTGAGCGGGTGGACGGAGATTGAGTGTCCGTTCCGCGACGACCACACCGCCCGCGCCGACAACGGCGCCGCCATCCGCGAGCCCAGCGACGAGAACGATTTTTACGGCGCCTTCCGGTGTCACCACGGCCACTGCGCGGGCAAGGGCTGGCGGGAGTTGACGGAGTGGATCGCCGAGCAGAGCAGCGACGAGCTGGACGCCATCAACCGGGCCGCTGCGTGAAAACGCCATCCCAACTGACGCCGAGCGAAATCGCATGGGCGCGCGCGTCACGCCCAACGCGGCGGCTGAAAGAGATTGCCTACGAACTCAACGTCACCATGGCCACGGCCAGCGCGATCTGCAAAGACGTGAGAGGCCCAGGGCGCGACTGCCGCGCGTGCGATCACTACGCGGTGACGTGGCAAGGAAAAGAAGCCTACTGCGCGTTGCCGCTGTTCAAGGTGGTTCCGTGCGTCAATTTTGATCAGTACAAAAACACACCGCGGGTCGTGTTGTGTCAGGTGAAGAAATGACCGCTTACTACAACGAGCACGACAAGCACGCCGCGCAGTGGCTCAGAAACTTAATCGAGGCGGGCCACGTTGCGCCCGGAATTGTTGATGAACGATCAATCGAAGACATCACCCCTGGCGACCTTGCCGGATTCACACAATGTCACTTCTTCGCCGGGGTCGGGGTCTGGTCGCTTGCTTTGCGGCGGGCCGGATGGCGAGACGATCAAAGAGTTTGGACAGGCTCTTGCCCCTGCCAACCTTTCAGCGCGGCAGGCAAAGGCGATGGGTTTGCTGACGAGCGGCATCTATGGCCCGCATGGTTCCATCTTATCGGCCAGTGCAACCCTCCAGTCGTCTATGGAGAGCAGGTTGCGAGCAGCGACGCAACTGCTTGGATCGACCTTGTACAAACTGACATGGAAGCCTTGGGTTACGCCTTTGGGGCGATCCCGTTTCCGTCTGCGGGCGTCGGTGCGCCGCACATCAGGGACCGATTGTATTGGGTTGGCAACGCCAAATCAGCGCGACCACAAGGACGGAGCTGCGCCATCGGTCGTGAGCAGCGGCAGGACGGACAAACTTGCGCACGCGGTGCACCTGGCGGGGTGGGCATCTCCGCGTGCGACAGACCCGAAGTGCGGCGGGACATATACGGAGAACTGCCAGGGCAAGGATCTTCCGAAGGACGCAACTTTAGCGGGATGGCCGACACCGACGCTTCCCTCGGGTGGACAAGTGCCGCCAGAGGGCACGACGGCAACAGGTCGCACGCTGGATGGGCGAAAGGTGCAGGTTACGTTGAAGGATGTGACAGCGCTAGCGGGATGGCCGACACCGATGGTGGGCAGCGTGAATCCTGCAGCGCACAACCAGATCAGCGGACAGTGGCGCAAAGCGATGGAACCCTGCAAGCCTCACGATCAACCGGCCCGACTAACGGCCACTGGCGAGATGCTGACTGGCTCTTGTGCCGGGATGGAAAGTGGCGGCCAGTTGAACCCGGCACACTCCCGCTGGCTCATGGGGCTCCCGCCCGAGTGGGACGCTTGCGCGCCTACGGAAACGCGATCAACGCGCAAGCAGCACAAATCTTCATAGAGGCAACAAAACCATGACCACCCCAGAACAACGCGCCGCCGAGCGCGAAGCCGCCCTGCGCGCGCAACTCGCCGGCCAGCGCCGGCTGGCGCGTCCCGAGGACTACGTGTATGACAAGGCGCAAGAGGCGTTTTGGGACCTGTGCGACGGCACCCTGCACACCGAGAAGTCCGTCGACGCCAGCATCCCCAAGGAGCTCTGGCGCGTGGAAATCGAGGAAGCCCCCGAGCCCCTGCCGGGCGCCAAGGGCCGGCCCAAGGGCCGCAAGGAGCGGTTGGTCCGTCCGTCGCAGGACATCATGCGCGTGGAAAATGACGCATTTGTGGAGGGGAGCACGTGGTGGCCCGGCCGACCCCAAATCATTCACGACTACTTCATCAACGGCGAGGGCTTCTACCCCGCGCCGGGCCGGCGGTCGTACAACCAATACGTCCCCCCGCCCGTCTCGGCCGCGCCGGCAGGTAGCGCGGAGGTGTGGACCGCGCACGTGCAGAAGCTGTGGCCGGACCCGGCGGAGCACAACTTTTTCTTCGACTACTGCGCGCACATGGTGCAGCGGCCCGGCGAAAAATGCAACGCCGCCATCGTCCTCTCCGGCACCCAGGGCATCGGCAAGGACGCCGCCCTTTGGCCGGTGCGCGCCGCCGTGGGCACGTGGAATTGCAAGGGCATTGACCCGGACCAGCTGTTCAGCGACTACAAGCCATGGGTGCAGACGTTGATGTTGGTGGTGGATGAGGTGCGCCCCACCAAGGACGAGTTTCACGCGTCGTCGATGTACAACGTGCTGAAGCCGATGATTGTGGCGCCGCCGGATGTGCTGCCGCTGAATCAGAAGTTTGAGAAGCTGCGCTACGTGGTCAACGTCATGCGGGTGTTTGTGACGACCAATGACTGGATGGCAATGTACATACCGCCCGAGGACCGGCGGATGTTTGTGATGCACTCGACGTTGCCCCAAAAGTGGCACGAGACGGCCGGGGACCCGGAGTACTTCCTGCGACTGTTCGGGTGGATGGAGGCGGGCGGGGCGGCGGCGGTGGGGGCGTGGTTGCGGGCGCGGGACCTGAGCGCGTTCAACCCCAAGGCGCAGGTGGCCAAGACCCAGGGGTGGGAGGCGGTGACCAACAGCTGGGACACCCCCGACGATGCGGTCACGGCGGCGCTGGAGCGGCTGGAGAAGCCCCGCGCCTTCTTCGCCACAGAGCTGCTGGCGGACACCTTTGACGCCAAGGACGAGATCGCCGCGCTGATCAAGTCTCCGCGCCGCTTGTCGCACCGCATGCAGCAGGAGGGCTACCTGGCTGTGAAGCCGCCGGGTGGGGCTGACCGCTGGCAATTCTCGGCGAGCGGGGTGGTTTTCCGGTCGAGGCTGGCGTTTGCCAAGGCGGATTTTGGGTCAAACCGCGCGGAAACGAATTTATTTTTGGGCGAACGGGGAAAAAAGATCGCCGAAAATAAAGCTGCGGCCGTCCCCAGCCATCTCAAAGTCGTCAAAAATCAATTCTGAGCGCCGCGTGTGCAGTGGATCTAAATCTCGGGTTTCTCGGGCCGGAAAACCCGAGATTGCGAAATCTCGGGTTTTTGGTGAAATTTGGGGCCTGGCCGGCGAGCCGCGCGGGCGTTGGGCGCGGATGTTGGAATCACGGTGCCGCGCAGTCGAATCTCGGGCCTGTGCGTTTTCGCCGCGCCGCGCCGTGATTTTAAAATCCAAAAACCCGAGAAACCCGAGAACCCGAGTTACACCTCCGGTCTATACAAGTTAATTGATTTAAGGGAAATTGATTTATATTATGTAAAACCAAAGAATAGGGCATCTCGGGTTTCTCGGGTTCTCGGGTTTTCCGTCTGCAGGAACTCAACGCCCGCGCGGCGTCCAAGCCCGAACCCGAGACGCGGCTGCGCCGGGCCTTGATTCTTGGCAGAGAACTCAACGCCAGCGCGGCGCGGCTGCGGAAAAGTCGATTTCCTCGCCAGTGGACCCCCCGGTAGAATGGAATTTATGCTGCGTTTTGATGCGCGGCAGGAAATCAGGCATAATGCCGTGGTGTGTAAATTGGGTTTCTGATGCCAACAAACAAGTCTCCCCCGCAGAAAGCCAAGAAAGCCAAGAAGCCCACGGGCGCGGCCCGCGCGTCCTCGGGCGGCAACCCCCCATCAAAATCAGCGCTCGCAGCGCTAAAGGCCATCCAACACGTCGAGCGGCCCGTCTCGCCGAAAGGCAGGCGCTATTCCCCGGACGAGCAGTCGGCGTTGTGGTCGTTGGTGATTGCGGAGCTGGAGGGTGGCAAGACGCTGAACAAATCGCTGGCTGCTGTGGAGGGTGCGCCCAGCTCGTGCGAATTTCTGAAGTGGGCGAAAGAGACTCCCGACAGAAAAAAGCAATACGCGGAAGCCAGGTTGGCTGGCTATGAAAAGATGGCTGACCAAATCATAGACCTGTCCGACGATTGTCGCATCGGAACGACGATCACGGAGAAGGCGGACGGCGGCGTGGAAGTTGTTTACGGCGACATGGCGGCGCGTGCGCGCTTGCAGATCGACTCTCGGAAATGGCTCCTGTCGAAGTGTTTGCCAAAGATCTACGGCGACCGCGCCCCGAATGCCGGGGGCGACATGCAGGACCTCGCCGCGCAGCTGCGCGGCATCGCGGACAGGTTGCCGGTATGATGGTCGAGGAGCGTCTAGCCCCCGCCACGTACGAGACCGACCTCGCCCGGTGGTACCCGCTCATTGCGCACCCGGTGCAGACGCGGCTGGTGACGGAAACGGCACGCTTCAAAGTCATCCCCGCCGGCCGTCGCAGCGGCAAGACCGAGCGCGCCAAGCGCTACGTCGCGCGCGAAGCGCTGCGCACCCCGGGCGACTACTTCATCGCGGCGCCCACCCGTGATCAGGTGAAACGGATTTATTGGCAAGACATGAAACGGTTGAGCTTCACCAGCATCATGCCCACAGCCCCCAGCGAGTCGGACCTGATCATCCGCCTGCCAAACCGCAGCAGCATCAGCCTCATTGGGCTGGACCAGCCCCAGCGGATGGAGGGTGTGTTCTGGGACGGCGGCGTGGTGGACGAGATTGCGGACGTGAAAGAAAACGCTTGGCCCGAGAACATCAGCCCCGCGCTCGACACCTTTGACCCCCGCAACCCCAACAAGCGTGCGTGGTGTTGGCTGCTGGGGGTGCCTGATGGCATGAACCACTACTTTGACATGGCGGAGTACGCCCGCACATCGGGCGATCCGGACTGGGCGCTGTACACGTGGAAGAGCGCCGACATCCTGCCCCCGGACGTGATTGAGGCGGCCAAGAAGCGTATGTCGCTTAAGCAGTTCCGCCAGGAATATGAAGCGTCATTCGAGACCGCCAGCGGCCGCATCTACGAAGACTACAGCCAAGCCAACCACACGGCAGCGCGCATCGAGCCGCACGAACAACTGTTGTGGGGCCACGACTTCAACTTCTCTCCGCTGAGCAGCTTTGTGGGTGTGATGCGCGGGGAGGAGATTTTGTTCTTGGAAGAGATCATCCTCACCAGCGCCGTGGCGCGCCAGTCGGCGCTGGAGTTTGTGGAGCGGTACAAGGAGCACCAGAACCGCCACGTGGTCGTGTACGGCGATCCGTCTGGCAAGGCCGGTGAGAAGCACGGACAGTCCAGCGACTACATCGAGATTGAGACGATACTGCGCGACCACAACTGGACCTACACCCGCAAGGTGCGCCCCTCCACCCGCAGCATCAAGGATGGCCAGAACGCCGTGCGCGCCAAAATCGCCAACGCCGCCGGGGACCGCGCGCTGTTTGTGAACCCCAACACTGCGCCCTACGTGCACAAGGCGCTGGCCACGGGACAGCTGAAAAAAGGCAGCACCTTTCTGGAAGAGGACAGCGAGTACCAACACGTCGGGACGGCGGTGCGGTACTTCATCGATTATGAATTCCCGATTTACGGTCGCGACACGCGACAAATACCAATTAGGGGTGGCCTATGAGCGAGCTCCGCACCGAGCACAAGGCGTTTGTTGACGCCAAGCCCCTTTGGGCCATGTGCACCGCTGCTGCCGAAGGCGAACACGCCGTGCATGCCGAGCGCGAAACGTACCTGCCCCGGCTGTCGGGCGAGGACGACGTAGCGTACAAGGCGCGGCTGCTGATGACGCCATGGTTCAACGCCACGTGGCGTACCATCGTTGGGTTGCGTGGGATGTTGTTCCGCAAGCCCCCCACGTTGGAGGCGCCCGCTGCGCTGGGGCCGCTGATGGAGGACGTGGACGGCGCAGGCACGACGATGAACGGGCTGGCGCAGGAGGTGGTGGAGGAGGCGTTGACGCTCGGGCGCGTGGGGCTGTTGGTGGACTACCCCGCCGCACCCCTCGGTCTCACCCGCGCGGACGCGTTGACGATGAAGTTGCGCCCGCTGATCAGTGTGTACGAAGCGGACTCCGTGTACAACTGGCACACGGCACGGGTGAATGGTTTGACGGTGTTGACGCAGGTGCGGCTGATTGAGGAGGCGGCGCTGGACACGGAGGACGAGTTCGCCACCAAGAGCGAGAAGCGCTACCGGGTGCTGGACCTGCTGGACGGCAAGTATCGCCAGCGCTTGTACCGCATTGACGAAAAGGGCGATGAGGTGCTGGTGGAGACGGTGATGCCGACGATGGGCGGCGCGCCAATGACGTTCATCCCGTTTGTGTTCATTGGCGTGGACTGCGTTGGGCCGGACGTGGACGTGCCACCGCTGATGGACTTGGTCACCACCAACTTCCACCACTACCGCCAAGCCACCAGCTACGAGCGTGGGTGCTTCTTCTCCGGCCTGCCCACCATGTTCGTCTCTGGCATGGAGGACAGCGACAACAGCATCAGCATCGGAGGCTCCACGGCCAACGCATTGGGCAACCCCAACGCCAAGGCCTACTACGTCGAGGTCGAAAGCGAGTTCTCTGCGCTGCGCACCAACCTGGAAGACAAGAAGCGCGAGATGGCTGTTCTTGGAGCTCGGATGCTTGAGGGCGGCAAGACCGGTGGCAATGCCGAAGCCGCTGAGACTGTAGCCCGGCGCCAGGCAGGCGAAGAGGCCGTACTGGCCAGCATGGCACAAACGGTGTCGCAGGGCTTGACGCGGGCGCTGGGGTGGTTGGCGGAGTGGGCCGGCGCGGCCGGGCCGGTGCGGTACGAGCTGAGCCGGGACTTCTTGCCGCAGGACATGACTCCGCAGGCGATGGCGGCGCTCGTCGCGGCATGGCAGTCGGGCGCAATCAGTCAGGAGACGCTGTTCGACAATCTGAAGCAGGGCGAGGTGATCAACAGCGATCTGACCTTCGAACAGGAGCAGGAGCGCATCGGGTCGGCTGGGCCAATCGACATGATCGGCGCTTGAATGGCCCCAACCGAATGCGTCCTGCCCAGCGGAGCGTTCGCGCGCGTGGAAGTGATCACCGTGGCCGACATCTGCATCGCCTCCCAATACACGGGGTTTCTGTTTGTTGTCGCGTTGGCGGAGCGCGCGGTGACGCTGGACGGGCGGCGCGTTACTAGCGATGAGCTGCTGGGGATGGAGTACGCAGAGGCTGCGCCCATTTTCCACGCCATCAACGCGCAGCTCGCCAGCGCTTACAAGACGCGCGCGGGGGTGGCATGATCGAATTTCAACCAAAGGAGCTGTCGCCATGAAACTCATGATCGGAAAGACAACCTTCGCTGCCGTTATTGGTGCGCTGTTGGCGAGCGACGCCAAGACCGCCATCAAGTACCTCGGTTCCCGGCTGGTGGTGCGCGCCACTTGGCGTCACAGGCCGCAGACGCGCCACACACGCGAGGAGATGGTGGTGACGTTTGGGGCGCCGAACTTTTTGGAGCGCAAGTTCATCAAGGACTGTTTCGCGGCCGGAGAGAACCTGCCAGTCAAGAAGATCCAGCTGCGCCCGTGGCCACAAAAGCGCGCGAAGAAGTGAATGCCCTCAACCGATAAATCCCTGCTGTGGATGCTGGACCTGGCGCGCTTTGACGCTCACGAACGGGCGCGGATCGTGGCGCTGCTGAAGCGGATGGAGGCGGAGCTGATCGCGCAAGTTGCGGCCGGCGTCACCGACTGGAGCCAAGCGCGCATCTCGCAGCAAATGGCTGAAATCGCCGCGCTGATCCGGCGGCATTATGACGATATCGCCCGCACCGCCATCGACACCACCACCGAACTAGGCCAAGTTGCCGCCACCAGCGCAGCGCGCTCTCTGAGTGTTGGGCTGGGTGAGGGTGTCGCGCCAGCATTGCCTGCCTTCGACGCTATGCGGACGCTGGCCGGCGACGCCATCGTCATGGGCGCTACGCAGAAAGCGTGGTGGGCGCGGCAAGCAGCAGATGTCGCCTTCCGATTCTCCACCGCCGTGCGCCAGGGACTGGTCGCCGCCGAGACCAATCAACAAATCATCCGCCGCGTGCGCGCCGAACTCGACGTCACCCGCCGCAACGCCGCCGCGCTGGTGCAGACGTCGGTACAGACGGTGGCCAATGACGCGCGGCTGGCCACGTTCCGGGCCAACTCGGACGTGATCACCGCGCTGCGCTGGATGGCCACGCTTGACGCGCACACCTGCGCCCGATGCGGCGCGCGCGACGGGATGAAATGGCGGGTGGACGGCACCCCGATTGCGGGCGCTGAGGCGTTTCTGAATCCTCCCCTGCACTTCAACGACCGCTGCGTGCTGGTGCCCGAGACCGCGCTGTCCGACCTGGCCCCCGGCACCCGCGCGTCGTCGGAGGGGCAGGTGAGCAGCAAGACCACGTTCAGCGATTTTCTGGACCGGCAGGGTAAGGCGTTTCAGGACGAGGTGCTGGGGCCGGGGCGTGCGCAGATGTGGCGCGACGGTAAAATCACGCTCACAGACCTGACCTCTGGCGCAGGGCGCCCGCTGACGCTGGACCAGCTGCGAGCGCGGCACAAATGAACACACACCCGAGACACCCCGAGAACCTGAATCGGGACCCGGCACGGGTAAATGCCGGGCGGACCTCTCGCCACTGCACCAGCGGCGCGATCAGGACAAGGTGCGAAGGACAACCCATCAGCGCCGCAAGGCGTCAAGACCGCCTGATGATGGGGTAACGATTTCGGTCGCAGGACGCGGCCAAACCCGTGCCGGCAGGGATTGCCGGTGAAGAGCAAGGACCAAAAATCATGGCAATCGCCCTAGCAGCAGACACCCTCGACACCATCCCCGAAGCGCAGCGCGCCTGGTATGTGCAGGACGGAACAAAATTTAAGCTCGACCCAAGCAAAGTCGAGATCGAAGACGTTTCCGGCCTCAAGACCGCCCTCAGCAAAGAGCGCGACGCCGTCAAGGCCGCCAAGGCCGCCAGTGCGCAGGCTGTGGCCGATGCGCTGAAGGATTTCGAGGGCATCGACCCGGCAAAGACCCGTGCGTTGCTCAGCAAGTTCGACAACGAGGAAGAGGCCGCGCTGATCGCGGCGGGCAAAGTTGACGAAGTGATCTCGAAACGCATGTCAAAGCGCGACGCCGCCCAGCAAAAGCTCATTGACGCAGCGGTCGCGCGCGAAAAAGAAGCTACTGAGGTGGCCAACACCTTCAAAGGACGCGTTCTCGACAACCACATCCGCGCCGCAGCCGCAAAAGCAGGCATCCATGCGTTCGCCGTGGACGATGCGCTGCTGCGCGCCCGTGCGCTGTTCTCCCTGGACTCCAAGGGCGACGCCGTGCAGTTGGGCGCCGACGGCCACGCGGTGCTGGGCAAGGACGGCAAGACGCCCTTCACCCCGGCCGAATGGCTGGAGACGATGAAGGAGGCGGCGCCGCATTGGTTCCCGGCTGGCGCTTCCGGCGGCGGCGCGGGCGGGTCTGGCGGCGCGGGCGCGGGCGGCAAGACCATCACCCGCGCGGCGTTCGAGGCGTTGCCGGCGCGGGAGAAGGCTTCGGTCGCCAAGTCCCACAACATCGTGGACTGAGCGCGCGGACAAAATAAATTTGCTTCGCACACAGAATGGCGTCATAATGGCGGAAACCCGACCGGCGTGATGCTGGTCGGGTTCAACTGGGCCGGGTGCCCAACAGCAATGTCCGGGATGGACTAAACAATCGTTTGACCATCTTTTTCGCAAGGACATTGCATCATGGCTACCACCCTCACCTCCCTCCTGCCTGACGCCTATGCTGCGCTGGACGTTGTTTCCCGCGAGTTGGTCGGGTTCATCCCGGCAATGCAGCGCGACATGACCGCAGACCGAGCCGCGTTGAACCAGACGATTCGCTCGTTTGTCGCCCCCGCAAACACCACGGCGAGCATCACGCCCGCGATGACAGTGCCCACGCCCGCCGCACAGACCATCGGCAATCGCACGCTGTCGATCACCAAGTCGAAGTTCGCCGCATTCGAGTGGTCCGGCGAGGACCAGAAGTCCGCCGACACCGGTCCGGGTTATCTCTCCGTGCAGCAGGACCAGATTGCGCAGGCCATTCGCGTGCTCGTGAACGAGGTCGAAGCAGATGCCGCCGCGCTGCACATCTACGCTTCGCGCGCCTACGGCACCGCCGGCACTGCGCCTTTCGCCTCGGACCTGTCCGACATCGCCCAGCTGCGCAAGATTCTGGACGACAACGGCGCTCCGCCTTCTGACCGGCAAGTGGTCATCGACACCACGGCCGGCGCCCGTATGCGCGCGCTGACTCAGCTGACCAAAGCGAACGAAGCCGCCGACACCACCATGTTGCGCCAGGGCTTGCTGCTGGACATTCACAACTTCGGTATCCGTGAGTCTGCACAGGTCGCGAGCTTCACCAAGGGCACCGGCGCCGCCTACACCACCTCGACCGCAGGCTTCGCGGTCGGCGCAACGTCAATCGCCATCATCACGGGCTCGGGCACGGTGCTGGCCGGGGATTTTGTGACGTTTGCCGGCGACACCAACAAGTACATGGTCGTCACCGGCGTCGCTGCTCCGGGCACCATCGTGATTGCTGCGCCCGGTCTGCGCCAGGCAATCCCCGCCTCTGCCGTCGCGATGACCGTCGGCGGCACCTCCGTCCGCAGCATGGCGTTCTCGCGCAACTCGATGGCGCTGGCCACTCGGCTGCCTGCGCTGCCGAAAGATGGTGACCTGGCGAGCGACCGCACCGTGCTGACCGATCCCCGGTCGGGTCTCAGCTTTGAGCTGGCGTACTACCCTGGTTTCCGCATGGGCGGGTACTTCATCGGTCTCGCTTGGGGCGTGGCCAACATGAAGCCTGAGCACTCGGCCGTCCTGCTGGGTTGATCGGTTGATGGGCTAAAGCTGCGCAGACTGTTCTGCGCAGTTTTCATTCTTTGGAGGTCACATGAGCAATTCCTGTCCAACTGTCAAGGTCAAGTTCGACAACGAACAAGGTTTCTTTGTCATCAACGAGGCCGATTTCGATCCGGCTGTCCACGAGCGTTTCGACGCTGATGAGGCACTGAATTCAGAAGGTCTGACGGTTGCGGAGTTGAAAGAGGCGCTCACCGCCAAGGGAGTCGCGATCCCCGGAGACGCAAAGAAAGCGGATCTGCGCGCATTGCTCGACGCAGCGTAAGTCATGGCCCTGATCGTTGAAGACGGAACCGGCCTGACGACTGCGGAAAGCTACGCGTCAACGGCCGCAATCTCCACCTACCACTCCGCACGCGGCAATGCCGCGTGGGCCGCGCTGACGACGCCGCAAATGGAAGAGGCGGCGCGGCGCGCCACGGAGTACATGACGGGCGCTTACCGGATGCGCTGGGCCGGGGAGCGTATGACGGCAGAGCAAGCGCTGGACTGGCCACGGCGGCTGGTGCCGCGCAAAGACATCGCCTACGCCCAGTATTACGCCACCAACGTCGTGCCGCAGGAAGTTCAAAACGCTTGCGCCGCGCTGGCGCTGAAGGCTGTGGCCGGGGACCTGCTGGCGGACCAAACCCAGCGCAAAGCCAGCGTCACCGTCGGCCCCATCAGCACAACCTATGAAGCCGGCAGCTCGGCGGCTGTGCGGTACGCGGCGGTTGACGCGCTGCTGCGGCCGTTGCTGAAGCTGGGCAGCTCGCAAATTTCATTGGTGAGGACATGACCTTCGCCTACGCCGACACTGCTGCGACCGCGCTGGAGCTCCTGACCGAATTCGGGCAGAGCGTCACGCGCCGAAGCTACACGCCGGGCACGTATGACCCAGCCACCGGCACCACTACGCCCACGACCGCCGACACGACGCGCAAGGGCGCGTTACTGGACTTCGGCGCCGGCCAGACGCTGGAGCGCGGCACGCTGATTCAGGGCGGCGACAAGCGCCTGTTGCTCGACCCGACGGCAGCAATCAACGCACAGGATCATTTCATCATCGGTGGCGTCGAGTACGTCATCGCCTCAATTGGCGAAGTCAACCCGGCTGGAACGCGAGTGTTGTACGATATTCACTTGAGGACGTAAATCATGAACAACAACCCAACAGGCATCAATCAATATACCAAAGGCGGCGGCGGAAATGCTCAAAAGAAGCTGCAGAGAATCATGCGCAAAATGAAAACTGGTGCT